TCGTAGGAACGCCAGATGATGTGGGTTGCGCCGGGGTCCTGCTCGGTGGAAACCGGCAGGAGGGAGAGGGCCTTGAGGGCCTTGTGCTGCACGTCGTAGGTGCGGCTCTTGACAAGAGCAAGCTGGTTGTCGAAGAACACCTGCTCGTCAGCATCGAGTCTCATTTCATTCATGTTAGCCATGATAAAAACTCCTTTTGGATGGATTAGCCGAGGTCAACGATGACGAGGTCATCGGCAGCTTCAGCGGTGGAACGAGCGAACCAGCCAGGGTTCAGGATGGCGTCAGCGCCGGAGGTGCCATTTGCAACGGTCACGGTCTGCGTTGAGTCGGTGGTCGAGCCGGTCACGGCGATGTCGTTGGCTGCGGCACCCTTATCCTTGGCGGTGAGGGTCACGACGGCAGAAGCGACGGAAGCGACAAACGGGATGTCAAGCTTTTCAAGTTCGGCCTTGAGCGCGGCGGCGACATCGGCAGCGGCAACGGTGCCGGTCTTGGTGGCGACCTGGGCGACCTTATCGCCAACCACAACGGTCACGACCTTGTCGGCGGCGGAAGTGCCGGCGAGCGTGATAGTCACGGTGCGCTTCGCGCCAGCGGCAGCGGAAGTCTTTGCGACGATCTTGCCGGTAGAGCCGTTCACGGAAACTTCGGCATCGGCGGAGATGGCTTCGCCAGCGACGCCGAAAATCTTGCCGGTGCGGCAGACGTTCACGGCATCCTTGTCCTTGTATTCCGGAGTGTCAAGCGCGGTGCGGGCAGCGATGCCGAGAAGGGCGGTGTCGCCGTTGACGGATACCTGTTCGCCATCGCCCGTACCGAAAACGGGAGCGCCGAACGGAACGGCACCCTTCGCAAGACGGGAGTCAATCTGATGAGTGGGAGTGAGGCCGACCAGTTCGCCCGGCAGGCCCTTGTCCATATTACCATAAGCAGCCATGATTAGGCCTCCTTGTTGTTGTTGGGTTCATCTTTCCAGGCGCCATCCATGCGGGCGTTGTACGCCTTGCGGGAGGCTTCGAGTTTTTCCTGGGCAGAGTCTTCGTGGTTCTGGGGAGGAATGTCGGCGGCATCCTTGCGGCTCTTGTCGTCGCTCTTGACGGCGCTGATTTCGCAGGCGCAGTCGAAGCGGGCGTTGATGTAGGCATCATCCTTGCCGTCAAGATTTGCGCTCGGGAATACCTTGGAAATCACGGCCTTCTTGATGTCGGCGTCGGCCATGTCGGCCTTGACTTCCACGCCTGCGGCGGTAGCCTTGCCAACAAGGTCAAGGCGGCTCTGCACGGCGCTGTCAATCTTGCCCGGCAGTTCCTTTTCCATCGCGTCGATGCGTTCCTTGAGGGAGTCGCGCTCGGCTTCGACGGTGGACTTCTCGGCCTTGAGGGCATCCTCGGCAGCCTTGGCATCCTCGCGCACCTTGTTGAGTTCCTTTTCAAGGCCGTCGGCGCGATCCATGGCCTTGTTGTAGGCGGCAATTACCTGGGGCTCCGCCTGGTAATCAGCCCCGTCAAGGTGAATTTTGTCCATCTTGTCCTCGTTGTTCTTGTTTGCTTCATGCTTGTTCAGGTCGGGGAGAGTCGGCGTCCCTGCGGCATCCATGCGGATAGAATTGCCGTCGCCTGCGCGGGGGACGGGAACGAGAGCCACGTGGTTGTAGCGGATGTTGCGCTGGATGCAGTCATATTTCATGCCCATCCAGGTGCCGCTCGTCCATTCGATGTCGCAGACGTATCCGCAGGAAAGCGAGCGGGCGGTGCCGTTCTCGACGGCCTCGATGCCATCCGGCCTCGTTGCGGAAAGGGAGACATATACGCGGTAGGAGTCGCTCGATACATCCGAGCCGACGGTGCCGACCTGGAGTTCCCCGATATTCTCCGGGGTAACGGCCTCGTCGGGATGAAGGAGCGTGAGCGGCTTCATGCGCAGCGTGGCGAGGGAATCTTCATTGAATACTTCTTCGGGCAGGCGCAACTCGCGGCGTTCCGAACCGTCCGGGTTGCGGTAGGTAAAGACGCCGATGGAGGTGACGGGAGCGCGGGCTACGAGGAAACCTTCGGCGGTCTTTTCTGCCGGGCGCGTAGCATAGTCGATGGCGTCCTCGTACCAGTCAAGACGGTTCTGGGATGCCTGCAAAGTCTCTTTTTTATTCGTCATACACCAAATATAACTTTATTTTAAGAAAATAAAAACAAATTTTTAAGAAAAATGTATAAAAAATAGCCTTGAAAATGACAATTTGCCATATCCAAGGGTGGGTTAGAGGGGAAAATGACTCTCGGACTACTGGATTTCGTCGTCCTGATACTCGATTTCTTCGAGGTACTCCGCGAGCACATCCATCTGCGGGAGCTCTCGCAGGGCATCGAAAAGGGCATCCAAGTCCGAGCCTTCCTTTACCTTGTAATCGGAGCCGTTGCGGCTGAATACATAGGCGTCGGCCCAGCGGTTCCAGACAATAGAGTAGCCATAGAACAGGCAATAGTCCTCGACTTCGGGGCTAGATGTCAGTTCTTCCATCGTCATAGTTCGGCCTCCTTGATGGCATCGAGAACGAAGTCCCGAGCCGTCGGCAGATATTTGTCTAAAATATAATTCTTTTTCTTGCTCGGTGACCCAAGAATTTCAAGAATTTCTGCAAAAGCCTCCGTCGAGGCATTTGTCGCATCCTCGCGCCAGTATCTTTCGCCATGCCCATACCGCCCGAACGAGCCAGCATGGCCGGTCGCAGCCTCGAACATATCGGATAGGCCACCGAAGATGGCTTCCTCGTCGTCGGCTTCCTTTGCAACTTCGAGCAGCTCGCGGAACGCCTTGGAATACTTGTCGATTTCGAGGAGCGAGCTCCTGGACATCATGGTTTCGGTCTTTTCGAGCAGGAATTCGAGCACCGCCTTGTCGTTTCCCTTGGCGATGGCATCGAAGATTTCTCTAGGGGCTGCGGAGTTCAGGAGGGCGATGTTCAGGGCGCGGATGCGGTCGTCCTCGTGGCCCTTGCGCACGATGTTGAGCCAGTCCCAGCGGAAAGTCGAGGTGTCGGCCATTACGCGGGAAAGTTCCTCGCGGGTGCTCTTTGGGATGCCCTTCAAGAGCTCGCGGAACATTTCCGGACGCTCGGCCTTTGCCGCCTCGTAAATCGGGGTTATCATGTCGTCGCGCACGATTTCAGCGAGGGTCCGGTTTCCGTACTTTTCAAGGCGGGAATAGGAGATGAGCTTCGCGCCCCTCCGCTGCCCGAGCCTCGCATCTATCGCGTGGCCCATCTCATGCAGGAGCACCGAAGCCGAGCGCTGGTGGTCTTTCCGGAAATAGCCCGGAACCTGGATGTACTTTCCATACGGAGCATAATAGGCCTTCGTGCCTTTCTCGATATTCGTCAAAAATCCGGTAAAGGTAGAGGAATAGCACTTGCGCACTGTCGGGTCGAGGTTGGAGAAGCGCGAGAAGGCATCTTCCATCCAGTCCTTCTTGAATTTCGCAGTTATCGGGAACTGCGCCTTGAGCGAGTCGGCAAAGACCTTCTCGCTCTTGAGAATTCCCACGTCTACTTCTGGCGCGGGTTCTTCCTCGATGGCGGCAGGCACTTCGACCGGCTCCGGTTCGGGCAGGTCGGAGGCCGCGACATCTTCGAGTTCGTCCCAGTTCGGGACGGCTACGCAACGGCACATAATCGCCATGCCTGGGTGGAAATACGGCGCGTCGGGAGCCCTCTTCACCCATTCGCCGTTCTCGAACCAGACCGTCGGGTCGTCCCATCGGCAGAGCTTTCCCTGCATCATGAAGTGGCTCGGGATGGCGTTCGCATATCGCCCGGTCGGGTTGCCCCTCACGCGCTCGTCCTGGGCCGTATCCCAGATGTACGTTTCGAGGCCTGCGTCTGCCATGCGGCCCTGCGTGAGCGAAGAGTTGAGCTTCGCCGTCTGGTCGCGTGCGATGATGCGGGCGCGGCGGTAGCTTATGCCAGGAAGGTCGGCGTTTATCATCGCCGTCACTTCCCTTGCATTTCTGCCTGCTTTCACGCCGTCGCGGATGCGGCGGGCCACGGTGTCGAGCATATCCTGCGATGCCTTGGATATTAGCGTGACCTGCTCGCGTGCCCATGTATCGAGCACGTTCTTCGCCCACGGCTCCTGCTCCTGGAAAGCCTCTCCGATGGCGATTTTCTTGAACGCGTCCAGCTCCTTCTTGTTGAACGCGTCAAGCGAGCGGGCGATGTTCACGATGGCACCGAGCGCGGGGCCGCTCGTTCCCGGCTCCGGTTCGAGGTCGGCAATGGCATCCTCTCGCGGCACCATCATCGGGACCGCGATGGCGGCATATTCATTCCAGCGCTTCGTCATGAAGCGATTTATCGCGGACGTATATTGCCGCTCAAGAGCGAGAGGATACTTCCACTTGCGCACCTTGAGCCTGCGCAATTTTGCGCGGGTCATGCCGCCCGCCCTTTTCAGGTCGTCGATGAACTTGCTTGTAGGGATCATGGACTATGCCCCCTGCCCGCCTTCTTCGCCTTCGAGGTTGAAAGCTGGCGGAATCTCGTCATCGACACTCGTATCGAGCGCATAGCCTCCGACAAAGCGGTTCTTTCTCACTTCCTCCTGGCTCAAAACTCCGGCCTCCATGTAGTTCTTGTCGGTGCGGCTCTGGATTTCGCGGGTCTCGGCATCGGCCTTCTGGTCGCGCTTCGAGAGAGGGTTGAAGTTGATGGTGAGAGAGCCGTCCGAGACATTGACCGCCTTGAGACCGGCGTTCAGGATTTCCATGAGTTGCAGGAGCGGCGGCAGCGCCTGGGTCTGCTGGAGCCCCGCGATGTAGGAGTTGAAATTGTCGTCGTCGCCCTGCCCGGTAGCGTTCATGCCAGCGGCGCTGCGACCGAAAAGAAGGGTCACGGGGATGCGGTAGGAGCCAGCCACGCTCATCGCTTGACGGTCCCAGATTTCGGGGAGCCCGGCAAAGGAGAAGTTCTCGCGGGTGCAGTCCTCGCCTTCTCCCAGCATCACGCCGTTGATGATGCTCTTCTGCTCGTCAATGGCCTCCATGCGCGTCTCGATGGACTTGTAGTCGTTCTCGGCCACGAGCTGCTCAAGGTTCGACATCTTGTACTTCACGATGGAGCATTCCTTGACGAGGTGCGAGATGCCCTGCACCGTAGTGCCGAAGTGATGCGCATCCTCAAGACCCTCGTAGATTGCGGAAAGACCCCAGAAGCGCTCGTAATCGAGCCAGCCGGGGAAGGCCGCGTCCACTTTCGTCGTGGACTTGAAAATCAGGCAGCGCGAGGCGTGGACCGTGAAGGGAATTCCCGATGCGGAGCGCAGGATATAGCGTTCGTATTTCTCGAAGTATATCGACTCGGGCATCTTTATCGTTTCCATCAAGCCCAGCTCGACGCGGGTGCGCGGGTAGACTCGGAGTTCGCGGATATTGCCGCCCTTGGACGGGTCCCACGGCGTATCCCACTCCCCGGCGCCTGCTACATCGAGCACGATGATGGCACCGCCGAAAATGCGGGTCCATTTCAGCGCCTCGGTGAAGGCCGCCGGTCCGTTGAGCTTGTCGAAGGCCTTGAAGAGGGTGCCGTCGTCGCCCTCTACCTCGAAGCCGTTCTGCATCATCTTCTCGGCTACGATATTCACGGCGTTCTTGATGCGCCCGTCGGTATAGTAGAGCGCCTCAAGCTGCACGTCTACCATGCGCGGGAAACCGGGCACGGAGTCGACGGGGAGCGAGGACTTGTCCTTACGGGAACCGATGCCAGCAAGGATGTTCCTCCAGGCGTCGATACGGAAAAGGCTAGAGATAGTTTTCATGGTTCGTTGTCCTTATTTTATCTTAAACTTTTTTTTAGGTATAGAGGGCGCCTGGGCCGCCTCCCTTGTAGAAGGCCTGCCGCAGGAGCGAGGATGCGCTGTCGGGCGCGTCTCGCGGGTCCTGCCCCGGCCTGAAGTCGTTTATCTGGTTCAAATAGTTCGGGTCGGTATTCGGGTCCCAGACAATGCGCTGCCAGTATTTCTTCAGGAACGAAACTATCTTGATGTCCTTGTTCATGCTTTCGGAATACGCGTGCACCGTGGGGAAGCCCGGAATTTTCTTGAGGTCGCCCGCAGCCATGCCCTTGTCGGGGTTCTTCTCGATGTGGAAGTTGCGGACGTTGCGGGAGCGGCATTCCCTCGCGAAGTCCATCTTGCAGTCCTGGAACGTTCCCGCGAAGGTCTTGCCGTATGCCTGGATTTTTCCGTCGGGGCGCTCCGCCATGATGGTGAGCGCGTTTGTGCAGGAGCCGTCCCACGCGGCATCCATGTGGCCGTGCACCCGCGTGGGCCGGATAGTCCAGTCCCACTCGCCGTAAATCGGCTCGTCGAAAATCTGCCCCTCGTCCTTCACGCTCGTATCGAGCATGTAGTTTATGGCAAAAAGCGACGCTGTCGTGGTCGCCCGCTTTTCGGCAAGTTCCTCGGCGCTCAAGATATTCGTGTCCTGCGGCCTATACTTTACCGCGTTCGGGATGATGAGCTTTCCAGCGTCGTTCTTCATCGCCCAGGCATCGTCATAGTGCCACGGCGTTCCCACAAAAAGGCAATTCTTTCCGGGGTCAACGATGTTCGTCATGATTTCAAGCACGCCCTGCTTCACCATCTCGCGGTGTGCGCGGGAGAGCCTGTCCTTGATGGTGATGATGTCATCGCATAGGATGCGGTCGTAATGTCGGCCAGTGGGCACCTGGTTGATGCCGTATGCGTCGATGGAGCCTTCCTTCGTGATGGTTCGCTTGAAGTCGTATGTGACCGAGCCGAAGGGAGCGCGGACCTCGCTCGGGGCCTTGCCGTGAAGGTAAGCGAAGAGCGACTGGATGGCGGGGTTCCTCATGTAGGCCTTGATAGTTTCAAGGGTGGAGGCCGCCTCTGTCCATGTCTCGCGCACGAGCGCGATGCGTTCGGACGGGTGGAAAAGCAGATAGTAGACGATGCCCACCTCGGTGATGGCGGTCGTCTTGTAGGCTCCACGATGAGCCATGAGCGAGAAGTGCTTGCCGCCCGGAGAGTCCCAGACCATCTTGCACCAGTCGGAGTGCAGCGGCGTGAGCTTCGTCTTTCCGACCATGTGGCCCAAAAGGTGCGGGTAGTCGCGCACCCTTTCGACCAAATCCGGAGTCCATTGGAAAGCCATGACCGCAGCACCTCAAGAGAAAGAAAATCGTGTCAGCCGAGGCCGGAAAAGACCGTGATGGAAGGCTCGGCTGGAGCAGCGCCTTCGTCGTTTTTCGAGCTTGATTCCGCATCGCCCTCCGCGGGAGCCTCGACCTGCGGTGGCGGTTCGACCTTGCGCCCCTGCGCGAAGAGCGTGGAGAGCATGAGCTCGGTGTCGGGCGTCATGGATGTAGCGGAGCCCTCGTCATCGTCGCGGAACTTCATGCCCGCGAACTCCGCGATCTTGAGCAGGCGGTCGGGCTCGCCGTCCTTGAGCGCCTTCAGGAGGGCGCGGTAGAAAATGAGCTTGTCAACCCTTTCGAGGCGTGTTATCTTGATGCCGAAGCCCTTGAGCGTCTGGTATAGCGGCTCGGGGACCTTGATGCGCTCGGTGACGGTATTCTTGATGTCCTCAAGGAGCATCGCCTTCTGGTTCTTCTTTTCCCTTCTGGCTTCGGCACTGCGCTTGCCAAGCATGACCGCCGTTTCGTGATCATGGACCGGAATTAGGTTTTTTCTTCCGTCATATTTTGCTTTTGCCATATTCCGTTCTCCTGCGAAAACAAATTAGAGCGTGAAGCTGGACTTGCACCAACATTTCGCCGCAGGAATGCGGCGCGTTCTAGCTTGAACTACTCACGCTAAAAAAATGTTTATCGTTTTTCGCCCTTATACATACCTGCCCCGATTTCATTTATTCGAGAGAACGGAATAATTGGAACTTTCAACCTGGACTTGTAGGCGGGGTCGATGAAGTAAATATACCTCATTTGGAAGCCCTTGAGGATTTTTCCACCCGCTTTTTCCACGTATTTCTTGAAATTGTATGTCCCGCCGGTCACCGAGAAGAACGTACCCCCCCCCAGTTCCTTTCGGGGAGTAAGGGGGTTCGACTTCAAGGTCATGCAGTGCACCTTCTCGCCGTTTGGCAATTCGCAGAGCTCGCTGTTTTCCTTGATGTCGGTCAAAACGAAATTAGAGGCGCGATAAATCGTGCCGTCGCCGCAGGAGCAGCCGTCCGCAAATGAAATTATCCACTTGATCTGCGGAGCCCTTTTCTTGATAAGCCGGATGCTCTGCCCGATGCAGCGGCTCTCGCTATTGCGCGGGAGGTATTCGTCGAAAGCCATGCGGTTTAATTCCAGAAACTCGTTCCAGCCGGTGCCTTCGACGAGGCCCATTATCTTCCGCTTGTCGAGGCTCGGTCCGTAGCTCATGACGCCGTGCAGGCCGCCATCCAGGAACGCGCCGAAATGCAGGCAGGAGTTGTTCACTACCTTGCCCGAGTAGTGGTGCGCCTTGATAAACGGGTTCGCTATCGAGGACGGGATGACCTTTAGTTCGATTTCTTTTGCTCGACCCATTGACGCACCACCTCGTAAATCTTGTTCCCGCTTTCGTTCACGTTCCCGAAAGTTTCCTCCGGCTCGCCCACTTCCTTCAGGGCGCTTTCGATAAAGGCCTTCTGCTCTTCAGCGAAAGTGAGCGTCCATTGGGTAATGTTGCTTTTCTCGCCATCGGGGAGACTGAATTCATCGTTGAAATCATCGGCGCTTATGCCGTCGTCGGCAAAACCGAAATCGCCCATGTCGATGTCCGAAATTTCCGCGAGCTCGCCCAGTTCCCCGCCCAAGAGGTTCATTTCCCACTCGGAGAATTCCGCGACCTTGTTGTCCGCGAGGCGCAGCGCTTTCGCCTGGGCCTCGGTGAGGTCGTCGGCCACGATGCAGGGCACCTCCGCCATGCCGAGGGACTTGGCGGCCTCGAGGCGCGTATGGCCCGAGATTATGACGCGGTTGGAGTCTATGACGATGGGCTGCTTGAAGCCGAACTTTTCGATGCTCGCCCTGACGTATTTCACCGCCTCGGCGTTTTTTCGGGGGTTCTTTTCGTATGGCCGGACTTCGGAGACGGGCAGCATGACGATAGACCTTGCTGCCTTTCGCTCGGAAGTCGGGGTTGAATTTTCGGTTTTAGCCATGATTTTTTCCTGATTTTAGAGACTTTGTAGCAAAAATATAACTTTTTTATAAGCAAAAAGACAAGAAAAAGCGCAGGAACCGAAAAATAAGTTTGCGCGTAAGAAAAATGTAAGAAAAATATAAGCATTTTTCTATTGCATACTTTGCATAAATTATATACATTTACAACGTAAACAACCAAGAAAAGAGGTAAACAAAATGGAAAACGAAATCGTAAAATTCGAAGCCGGGAAGACCTACTACTACCGCTTTATTTCCTCCTACGATACCGTGGTAAAATGCACCATCATCAAGCGCACCGCCAAGACCATCACCTTCAAGGATGACTGCGGAGAAACCATGACGCGCCGCATCTACATCCTGGACGGCGTGGAGAAGGTGGACATCGGCCACTACTCCATGGCCCCGAGCCTGGGAGCCGACCGCAGCGCAGAAGCCCTCGACAAGGCCGAAGAGGAGGCCAATCTGGCAGAGGCGGCGAAGGAAGCCGAGGAAGAAGCCGCGAGGAAGGAAGCCCGCGATACCACGAAGAAGGTGGTGAAGGCCGCCATCGAGCTCTACACGGCCATGTACCCGGTCAAGGCCGGAGCCCCGACGGTGAGGATCGGCAGCTCGGAGATGGCAGGGCTCCCCGGCTGCGGCGACGAGGCCATCGAGGCGAGCGTGAAGGCTGCGGACCTCATCCTGGGCACCCTCGACATGTGGCAGCACGAAATCCGCGAAACATCCGATTTCTACGGCTGGTACAAGAAGACCGACTTTTCCATCCTCTACAAGGACGAGAACGGCGAGGAAGGCTCCTACCAGGGCCGCTATGACATCGGGGACGGCGAGGGCGGCCTGCTGAACCACATCCGAAGCTTCGGGGAATGGCACCGCACCCACGAGGAATTCGGGAAGGAAAAGGCGATACCCGACGAGACGAACGACATCCTGGAATTCGTGAAGATGCTGGAGAAGGCGGCCTAGAAATCCACAGAATCGACAAGAAATCAACAGCCCCGGCAACGGGGCCTTCCTTGTGCTTGGGGTGAGAAAAAGGAAAACCCGGATGTGGAGGACATCCGGGCAAAGCGAAAAACCTACAAAAGGAGAACAGGGAGGAATATAACCATTTTTCAGGGAGGCGTCAAGGGGTGGAAGAAATTTTTTTTGAATTCTTTTTGACCGCCAATTAGACGCCAAATCGACGCACGATTTTTATTTATGCAAAAATGAGCATAAACGCAATAAATTCTTTTGCGCAGAAAAGGGCCCAGGAGCGCGGTTCGTGATTACCCGATGAAGGGAAGGGCCATGAGAAGAACATCGACCCTGGAGCACCGGACGCAAGACGGCGGCATCATTTTCGTGGATTCACGAAAAAGGTGATATCCCTTGCAACCCCCTTATAACCCCCTTGCAACCCCCTCCCCTCCCCCACCATACCCCTCCCCTATACCTCCCCTGCATCTTCAGAAAACAACGCGCGCGCCTTATAACCCCCGCTTACAATAGTGGTTATTCAAGGATAACTATACGCTTACAATAATGGTATTTATACTCTTATTCATTCTTATACTCTTTCTAAAGAAGGTTTGCTTTTTTTTGGTTAGATTTGGTTTGTTTTGGTTTAATTTGGTTTTTTCTAAACCAATTTGGAAAAGTAAAAACCAATTTGGTTTATTTTGGTTTTATTTGGTTTGTTTTGGTTTTGATTTTAGTAAAATTTTTACAATAGACGAAAAATTTACTAATTTTCTATTGACATTTTGCAAAATTTGTTGTATATTGAACTCTGCATCTAAATCTTTACGAGGTAATTATGGCAGAATTGCGAGCAGTGATGATTAACGAAAACGCCGTGAAGCGTGCGGAGGAATACATCAAGAATACGAAGGACGAAAAAGGCATCAACCTCTCTATCGGTTCGGTCTTTGCCCTGGCTCTCGATGAAATGCTATCAAGGAAGTAGCCGATGACAGCTCCCAACGATAGATTTTGGGCGAAGGTGTTTTTTCGGGACTTTATCAAGCACTACCGAAAAATGACACCCGAGCAGATTGTGGCAGATGTCGAAAAGTCGATGGACGACCTTGAAAACTTGGAAGAGTCCGGCACGTCGTTCGGGGCGAAGATGATCCGCGCCTCGATAGGAAGGGCAGAAAATTACCCGCAGGCAAGCGAGAACGGGAAGAAGGGCGGAAGGCCCAGGAAGAACCCCATGCCGGAGGAAAGTTCCGAACCCGGCCACGAGCAGCCGAAAGCCCAGCCGCGAACCCCCGAAAAAGCCCAGGCAGTTCCCGCAGCCCATGCTCCCGCCCCTGCACCAGCACCCAAAGCCGCAGTAAAGAAGCCCGGACAGGATGTATACGGAGCCTTTACAAACGTCTACCTCTCGCAGGAAGAATTTAACGAGATTTTGCGCCTGGTCGGAAACCTGAACGCCACGCGGGAAATGATAGACTCGCTCTCCGCGAAGCTGGAGGACGGCTCCATCACCTCCGCCAACCATTTCGCCACCCTTACCTACTGGGCGAACTGGCGGAAGAAGGCGGACGAGGAAAAGGAAAAGGGAAAAGAGACATTTACCGAGCGCGAGGGCAGGCGGCAGGTCGAGCAACTCAAGAAATACGGACTCTTGTAGAAAAAGGAAAAGCGAAACATGGGCCAGATGCACATAGAACTTGACAGGATGCTCGTGAGGGTATCCGAGACGGTGGAGGCCGCGAACGAGATGCCGAAGTGGAAAACGGCGCTCATGGCCGCGAGAATAAGCATCGTCACGAAGCTCCTTGTCTATTCCTTCCACGCGCTGGGGCTGACCCCTCCCGAGGACAGCATCCTCGAAATACGGGCATCCATCATCGCGGACCGCGCCGACGTATGCAACCGCCAGCTCAAGGCGGCCTTCATGCGAGCGCTCGACACCAAGATGGAGAACGACCTGCGCACCCCGATCACCTACGGCGACATTACGAGGGCGGCACGCGCTATGGCCGAAAATAGCGGCCATGCCGTCGCGGGAAAATGGAAATACGCGCTTCCGGAGATTTCCGACGGGGAACTATGGGGCGACGAGGTGAAGCGCTTTGCGCTGGATTATGCGAAGGACGAACTCATGCAGCTCACAAGGGCGAAGGGGATAGAATTCAATGGATAACAACGAAGGCTTTGAAGAAGAACGGCGCGACCCGAGGGCCGCATGGCTCCCGAAGGACTCCATCTTGCAGAGACTCAACTTCCACGAGAGCGCGAAGCGGTACTGCATCGCCATAGACAGGCTGAACGGCAACGACAAGGCATATTCCGGGTTCAGGAACGCATACGCGATGACGAAGGACGGCTCGCGGTACGTCTACGTCCGCCCCGATGCCGCGAGGGCTTATGACGAGATGATGCGCGGGACCCTCACCCGCATATACGAGCGGTTCTGGAGGCTCCTGCCCATGGCGAAGGGATACCCCGCGAACATGCCGGTCACCCTCGGGGTATGCCCGCCCAGCGTGGCGGAATACATGGAAATGTTCAGGCGCGAAAGGAAGAACGCCGTGGCGCAGGGATTATAGGAATTTTCAAAGGCTAAGCAGTAAAAATGAATACAACTAAATTCTTTGAAAAATTAAACAGTCATAGACATTTCAACACGTCTATATCCAATGCTGCTAAAATGATGGGATTAAAAATAGATGACTATTCAGTAGTCTTCGCTAATTATTATGAGTCACTTCACAAAAATTGGCGAACGTCAAAAGCGTGGCTCTCTTATCTTTCCGAAGTGTTCCAATAGCAACACTTTGGGTGGACATTGCCAGAAATAAAAAGCGAGGAAAACGAAATGAAAAACTGGGAGTCACTTATAGCATCGAAGAGTAGGCCATGCGCCAAGATTTGCAAGATCGAGGATGCCCGTAAAAGGAATGCCGCGAACGCCACGAAGAAATGGAGGAAGAAGAACGCCGACCACTACAAGGCAACGCAGAAGGCATGGCGCGAGGCGAACCCCGACAAAATCAAAACCTACCAGGAGCGCAACAAGAAGAACGTGAAGCGCTGGGCGGAGGAGCATCCGGAAAGAGTGCGCGAGCTCGGGAGAATGAACGACCGCAAGAGGGCCAAGACGCCGAAGCGCATCGCATGGACCCAGGAATATCGGCACAAGCCCGAAGTCATCGAACGCAGGCGCCAGCGGGACCGCGAAAGGAACAAGACCCCGGAGCGCCGTGCATGGTTCAGGGAGAGGGCCAGGAAAAGAAGGGAAGCGAAAAAAATGGAGGCAGCATGACAAACTTTGAAAAGTGGAAACAAAATCTTAAACTGGAGGACTTGGTCATCGACAATGGCGAGGATGTTGACGAGGATGAATTCAGGTTCCTTGGAGCTATCGACTGCAAGAAATGTCCGGCAAAAGAAACCTGCACGGTAGACTACTGGAAAGGATGCGGAGACAATTTCATTGAATGGGCAAAAAGCGAGGACGCATGAGGAAAAAAAGTTACAAGACCGTAAACCTGACGAAGATAAACATCGCGCACCGCGAGGCATGTGCGAAGCACCCCAAGTTCTGCGACGACTTCACGGGAGCCCGTGAGTGGTTCATTGTTGACGAGCTGGAGGGCTGGCGCAAGGTCAACAGCAGAGCACCGTACCACGCCGACGCCATCCTCAACGAGGAAATCCTGAAAGCCCTGGAGGCGTACAAGCAGGGCGACCTGAAGCACTGCCTGGAGGAACTTGCGCAATGTGGCGCGGTAATCCTCCGCATGATGCAGTTCGTGCAGGACGAAATGGAGGCATAAGATGCAATACGACGAGAACGCCGAGAAGTACGGCTACGAGGGCGAGATGACGCCATTGAAGTGCGACGCCTTGAAAGCATACAAGGGGGACGTGACCATACCCGTCTACGGCACTATTGCGGATGCGGAGGTATACCTCAAGGATAAAGCAGACGCGGCCATCGCAGAACTCAAGGCCGCGCTGAAAGAATCGGAAGAAGCAAGATATGAGGCGGGTGCAGACGCTGCCGATTACTACCAAGAGAACCGCAGACTGAAACGTGCTTTGTGGCTGGCGAGGGTCGCACAAGCGCACTCCAAACAATATTGGGGGTCATACGTCGAATATGTGCACCTTCACGAAAATTCTTTCTATCAGTTTATCAACGATGATATTTTTCGTCGAGACAACCCAAATAATGATTCGTTCAGAATGTGGTCCCATAGATGGCGTTCTGTAGAAATCAAGTGCCTCAAGAAAGCGGAGGAGTACTAATGAGCGACTTGAAACCATTTAACAGCGAGCGAATCTACTGGGCAGTGGAACAAGTTGAGCGTGAGGCTGGCGATATAGATGACCTTCACTTGGATGATAACCTGTTCTACCTCAAGTCCGAAGCCGACAAGGTGATTGACGAATTGAAAGCGAAATTGAAAGTTCAAACCTCTAACGCTGAAGAAGCGTGGAAACTAAAGGATTCATATCACACAGACTATTCCGAAGCCGTTGAAGAGTTGTTCAAGAAAAATAAGCAACTCCGCAACAACAAGTACAAGCGGTGCTTGGCGATGGCGAGTAAATGCAGACTACGTGCAAGATGGTTTGGCGACAATGCCTTTTACAAGAAAGAGCAGTGGGCATTGGACTGGCACAGGTGTTGGCTGGAACTTGCCGAGAAATTCAAGGAGGCAAAGTGATGGAAGGTATGCCGACAATACCCGGAATAACCCGCAGAGATTTTCACAATCAAAAGATAACCGCCCAGTAGGGCAAAGGAAACAATATGATTGAAGCAAATGAAAATGCAGACAAATGTGTGCGCTCTATTCCTCGCACAAACTCCGATGTGGTCTGTGAACTCGCCTATGAGCGCAGGGCTTTGTGGAAAAATCTGCAATTCTCGCACGAAGATATTGTGACGAGGTATATTGACAAGGAGGCAGACGATGTCTGAACTGAAACTCACAAACAACCCATGCAAATTCTGTAATGGAGAAATCGACGAAGGGAAGCCTCTTTGTGGTGACCTTGAGGATTTAGGCGATGTGTGTTGTATTGTCAAGGCCAAAGACGGATTTGACCTTGAATATTGGAAAAATTTTGAGTGCATGAATTTTGTAAAAATCAAATTCTGCCCAATGTGCGGACGCAATCTTTCGGAGGCGTGAGATGTGCGAGCTTTGTGAACCGAAAAAATACAAGAGTTTACCTATAACAAATAATATTTTGAAATTCAATCCAAATGTTTCCAGAATGGAAATGGTTGGAAATAAAATTCTTATGGAATTCAAATTGAACGGACTAGAATACGAAGCCATGATGACGGTCAACTACTGCCCGCAATGCGGGCGCAACCTCACGGAGGCGCACGATGCCGAAGGATAACTACCCGCTCCACCCCGGCCAGACCCACGCCGATCCGTACTACTGCACAATCCCGCTCGAGGAATACGAGAGCATCATGCGCGAGAACAAGCTGCTCAAGGACGAGAACTCCCGCCTCAACGAAGTGCTGAAACGCCACGGTATAACCCTGCTCAAGGATGGCTAGAAAATGTCGATAGGCCTGCCATACAAAGGAAGCAAGAGCGAAATCGCGGAAGAACTTGTCTCCAAGCTGCCGCCATGCGGAAAAATTCTTGACGCCTGCTGCGGTGGCGGTGCGGTGCTCGTGGCATTGGCTCAAAGCCTTAAATACAAGTCGGTAGTCGGGAACGACAAGAACCCTGCGACGATTGCCCTGCTTGACGCCGTACTGATTAACAAGGGACAAATCGAATATGAACACCCGCCAATCTGCACACGTGACGATTTCTTCAACAGTCTACAAAGAATTGAGAACGGCGACTTCACGATACAGGACTGCGTGAACAAATATTGCGCCTCGTTCGGCAACGATGGCAAGACGTACCTGTACGGAAAACAGATAGAAGAATATAAGCTCGCTGCGGAGCAGATGCTTACCGCCGACACGCTCGATCAACGGCGAAAGTTTTACCGGAAATTCCACGCGCTGATAAATACCGACGATAGCGAGGATAAAGAACGCCTGCAAAAGCTCGAATCCATGCAACGCCTGCAAAGCCTGGAACGGCTGGAACGGCTGGAACGGCTGGAACGGCTGGAACGGCTGGAACGGCTGGAACGGCTGGAACGGCTGGACATCTTCGATATTGACTATTCCGAATTCGATATGGTCTATTTTGATATTCCGTATAAAGGTACGAACAAGTATGATTATGATTTCGATCATGAGAGATTTTATTCGCTTTTCGAGTCGCTTAAAAAGGACTTAAATATTCCCGCGTTTTTAAGCGAATACGATGCGCCATTTACTTGCGTTGCCGAATTCGAGAAAACGCAGCTCATGGCAGCGTCGGTCGGTTCGTCGAAGGCGACAACCCGAGAAAAACTTTACTTCAACGGCACGCAGGAAGAATATAAGGCGCTGATGGGTCGGTTCTACGCGCCAAAGGATGCCGAAAAAACGCAGCTTTCGCTTTTCTAGGTTTGTAAAACCGATTTTACATAATTTTATAAAAATTTTATTGACTTTTTATAAAAATGTATGTATATTTAAAACCAGAAACGAAAAGCAAAGAGGTTTTAAAATGGCTACAAAATCCACAAGAAAGCAGCTCGCAGGCGAAATTTACGACCTTTACAACCGCAAGTGGCAGCAGTTCGGCAATAGCAAGAAATCCGCATGGGTGCGCCATCTCCTGAACGGCGACCTCGGCACCGGATACAAGAGCATCGAGGAACTCGCATCCTGGCGCGACCGCCTGCTTGCCGAAGCGGCATAAACAAAAAGGACTCCATCATGGGCAAAACATCTCTCAAGCCTACTTCAGTGACCCCTCAGGCGCACGCCATCGCATCCAGCGAGGCGAAGCGCCGCAAGGCGAAGGGCATCTGCTCCAGCATCACGGCGGTCATTTCCGAGGCGGTAATCAAGGAATACGGAGATACGAAAAATGGCTAACAAAAAGATTTCTTTCCAGCTCCGCGTACCCGCGCCCGACGGCATCCACGAGGACGGAGCCATCGTAATCAACGAGTGGCGCCCGAAGGGGGGCTGGCTCAAGCACTACCGCGACAAGAACAGCGACATCAAGGACAAGCTGCTCGTCTGCGCCATCTTCGCGCTCTATCTCGCGGTTTCCACCCTCGACTACTACTGGGGATAATTCAGGACAAGCAGCCATGACACTCGACGATCTTGCTATTCTCCGCAGTCAATATGAGAACGCGCTCGACGAGATGGCCGAAGCCGCCATCGACATCGCCGACACCCTCTGCACCGGGAAAAAGCCCGAGCTCAAGCAGATGCGGCGATATTCCAGGGCGAAGCTCGGGGTCGCATCCGCACGCAGGGACATCGAGGAGAACCTCGACATCGAGATTGAAAAAACTTTATTCCGGGACTAAACATTTATGGCCGAAAGGACGATAACATACAAGAGCACCAAGAGCCACACCGAGTACACCGTGACAGAGAAGAACGGCAGGGCATACCTCTCCGTCACCGGCGAGGCTGCCGCCCACGCAAAGGTGGTAAAGCAGATTAACGAGGTGAGGCTCGGCGGCGGGACTTTCGAGATGGTATGCTGGATGGCCCGGCAGCTCTCGCACACTTTCTAGGCTACACTTTTTTTAACTCTTCACAGGAGAAAAATAAAAATGAAAAAGAACGAAGAAGCGACCCCCACCATCATCGAGGTGGGCGACGACTATTCCATCATCGTTGCCGATAGCGGCAACCTCCAGCAGTTTTTTTCGGATGGCGAGAACCTCCAGAAGGTGGCCGACCGCATCGAGACTCTCGCACGCGGGCTCGTGGCGGACGTATCCACGAAGGAAGGCATCTCGCAGATCAAGACCGCAGCCCGGCAGATTGCTTCGGTAAAGAAGAAGGTCGATGACCTGGGCAAGACGGTAGTGGCCGAGCTGAAGGCCCTCCCCAAGATTATCGACAAGAACCGCGCCGATTTCCGCGAGCGCATGGAGAGCTTGCAGGAGGAAATCCGCAGGCCCGTGACCGACATCGAGGAAAGGCAGAAGGCCATCGACGACATCAAGGGTACGCACTTCAACTGCGCCACCTGCAATTCCGAAGAACTCGCCGCCAAGATAGAGGAGCTTGAAACCCAGCGGGCAGCGGTCACCGCCGAGGTATGGAAGGAAGCATACGAGGAAGTCCTGAAGGCGTTTGACGCAGAAATCGGGGCGCTCTCTACCATGAAGAGCGCAGCGGAGAAGCGTGAGGAAGATGCCCGTAGGCTTGCCGAACTCGAGGCGAAGCAGGCGGAGGCCGACCGCATCATCCGCGAGCAGAAAATCAAAGAAGAGGCCGAGCGCAAGGCCCGCGAGGAAGCCGAAGCCAGGGCAGCAGCGGAAAAGGCCCGCCTGGAGCGCGAAAAAGCCGAAGCCGAACGCAAGGCCGCAGAGGCAGAAAGGGCTCGCCAGGAGGCCGAGGAACGCGCAAGGCGCGAGGCCATGCAGCGCGAGCAGGAAAGGGCGCAGGCCCAGGCCCGCATGGCACAGGAGGCCGCACCCGCAGCCCCTGCCGCTCCGGCCCAGAAGCCGTCCAAATGGACGCCCGAGATGAAGGCGGTAAACAAGGCCATCGTCGAGGCCATCGCGGCCATCCTCGCTGAACGCCTGCAAGGGTTTACCGAGACCGGCTACGAGGTCGCCGCCCGCGAAATCGTGAAGGCCATCGTGAACAACAAAATCAACCATCTTTCCGTGAGGTACTAAAAATGGAATTTATCGAAACCCAGAAGGACGAAAGCAAGAAGGCCGAATGGCTCGAAAAGCGCCGCCACTACATCACCGGCACGGATGCCGGGAAGCTCATCGGGGTATCCCCGTTCGGAGGCATCTTCGACGTATGGCTCGACAAGACCGGCCGCGCCGAGCCGCTCGCAGAAACTCCCGCGATGAAGGCGGGCAAGTCCTTCGAGACCAACATCCTCAAGGATTTCTATGCCGTGGAAACCGACTGCAAGCTGGAGCACGTGGACGGCTACAATCTCATCACCTGCGACGAATTCCCGCGCCTGGGCGCATCGCTCGACGGCTGGAACCATAGCCTCGGCATCCCGGTCGACGCAAAGAACATCCGCTTCCGCGACGAGCGCTGGGGCGAGGCCTACACCTCCGACTTCCCCGAATACTACAAGGCCCAGCTCCAGGTGCAGATGATGGTGACCGGCGCCAAGTTCGCGCACCTCGCCGTAATGTTCAGTGGGCAGGACTTCTTCATCTACGTCATGGAATATGACGAAGAGCTCGCCAAGAAAATCCTTGACGCTGCCGACGCCTTCTGGCCCTATGTAGAGGGCGACCAGATGCCCGAGGCCGACGGCTCCGATGCCACGACCGAGTACATCAAGAAGGAATTTTCCGTGGGCCATGCCGACGAGGAAAAGGAAGCCAGCGACGAGGTGCTCGAGGCAGTGAAATCCCTCCAGCAGGCGAAGGCCGACAAGAAGGATGCGGAAAAGCGCGAGGCCGAATTCTCCAACCGCATCAAGGTCTACATGGGCGACGCTACCATCATTCCGGGCGTATGCACCTGGAAGAACAACAAGGACGGCGTGAGCATTGACTGGGAGAGCATCGCCACTATCGCGATGGCCGAGATGGACGCTGCCGAGCGCGATGCCCTCATCGCCCAGCATACGCAGAAGAAGCAGGGCGCACGAGTGCTCCGCATTACCGCGAAGGGGCTCTAAAATATAAGAAATAAATAAGATTTGGAGCCATGCGCAAAATGTATATTATGCACACCAAAATCTACAAAAAGAGGTAAAACAAATGGAAAACACTCCCGCAATTATCAACCCCACCGAGAGCGCCATGCCGGTCGCTGCGCAGTCCGCATCCGAAAGCGCAGCGCTCGCCATGGCTGCACAGCAGAAGGCTGTCGTCGAGGCCCGATACAAGATGGCCCTCGCCCGCCCGCGCGACCTCGACTCCGTGCGCCAGAATATGCTCAAGGACGCACGCCGCCCCAGCTTCGCCGCGGTCGCCATCTACCACAAGCCCGTGGGCAAGGGAATCGAAGGCCCGAGCATCCGCTTCGTGGAGGCAGCCATCCGCAACATGACTAACATCCTGACCGAGACCTCGACGATTTCCGAGGACGAGGAACGCCGCGTCATCCGCGTGGCCGTGAGCGATCTCGAAACGAATACCTACTTTTCCCAGGACGTGACCGTTACGAAAACCGTGGAGCGCTCGAAGCTTCCGCAGGGCGAGAAGCCCATCCGGGTCCGCACGAACTCCTACGGAAAGCCGGTCTACATCCTGCACGGCACCGACGACGACATCCTGAACAAGCAGAACTCACTCATCTCGAAGGCGGTGCGCACGCTCGGACTGCGCCTCATTCCGGGCGACCTCGTGGACGAGGCTCTCTACTACGTGCGGCAGACCATGGCGAAGCAGGATGCAGCCGACCCCGATGCCGCGAAGAACCGCATCATCGACGCCTTTGCGCAGCTCGGCGTGCCGGTCGAGGCCCTCAAGGATTTCCTCGGGCACGAGCTCTCCAGCATCGACCCGACTGAACTCCAGCTCCTGCGCTCCACCTATTCCGCCATCAAGGACGGCGAGACTACCTGGAAGGCGGTGATGGACGACAAGGCGGAAAGGGAGGCCGAGGCGAAGGCTGCGGCATCCGCATCCGCTCCGGCCCAGAAGAAGGCCGAGCCCGCCACCCAGAAGGCGCAGGCCCGCAACGACGGCTCCGCGAAGAAGGCGGGCGCATCCAGGAGCCAGCCCGCCACGGCCCCCGCTCCCGAACCGGAACCTGAACCGGAATTCGGGGACGGGGCGGAACCCGAAGGCGACCTCGACAACGACATGTTCGGGTAGCCTTCGATGCGGCAGGTGAAGTACCCGGCAACGCAGATGGCGCTCAAGCGCTGCGGGTCGAGAAGCCCCTTCTACAAGCGCATAAAGGCGCTGGAGAAATGGGCCATCGACCACGGCTATGACGGGTACAAGCCTATCCACCGCAGAACAAAAATGGACAAGAGGCAACAGACCGAGCTGCAACTCTGGGTCTAATTCCTATCAAGAAAAAAAGCGAAAAAGTAAAAAAGGAAAAACCAACAATGGCATACCTGAACAAAGTCCTTTTGATTGGCAACATCGGGCAGGACCCGAGGACGAGCGCAAGCCCGAACGGCAGGAAGCGCGTTTCCTTCTCCCTAGCCACGAGCCGCCGCTACCGCGACAACAACGGAGAGCAGAAAGAAGAGACTACATGGCACAATATCGTGATCTGGGGGAAGGCTGCGGAAACCTTCGAGCAGCTCGGTATCGGGAAAGGCATCTCGCTCTTTATCGAGGGAGAGCTCGTGAACCGTAGCTGGACCGACAACCATGGCTCGAAGAGGAGCATCACCGAGGTGAGCGCGACATCCTTCCAGATACTCACGCCACGCGGGCAGAATGCCTCGCAGGGAGGCTCGGCAGGCGTTAGCGCCCAGGGCTCCGCGAGCGGCAGGAGAAATCCATACGCGCCCGCAGAAGGCAAACCCACCGAGGAAGATTTAGGCGACGATTTGCCCTTCTAGGGCACAGAACCTTCCCGCGTGAACAAACGATCGCGGGAACCCTGCCGGATGTCTCCATTGATTTTTACATAAACCCTTAACCATCTGAATGAGTATCGTACTTGCGAAGGATGCGAACGGTTCATGCGGCAGGGACAAATTTCGGGAAACCCCAGAGCGAGGCGAGAGCATCGATAGATGGGTTTTGCTGGCGGGATAGCCTTCGCCCGCTCCCGGAAAAGGAAGGCAAATTTTTGACGCGAGGACGCAGGCATGAAGAACCCATCCATGATACATCGAGCGGAAAACATGTGGTGCATGTTCGCGCCATACCGCCACGCCATCAAGGAGGACTGCCCCGCGAAGGTAAAGCTCGCCATGCTTGTGAACAAATGGAATAACCCGTGGCACGCGATGCAGGACCTGGAGAAGGTCATCCCGGCCAAGAGGCTCGCGAAACTGAAAGAGAATTTAAAAGGATAGATTGCAAGATGCAGACCATCGGAGAATACAAGGAATACACCCGGCAGCTCGAAGGCGAGGTCGGCAAGTGGCATCACGCATACGACGCGCTTATCGTCGAACGCAACCAGCTCGTGAACAGCCTGCTCAAGTACGAAAAGACAGTGAGCGTCAGGAACGAAGAAGGCACCGAAAGCGTTGTCCTCTTGCGAGAGACTTTTGACGCCATCAGCGGCGAGCTCGAAGAGCTGCGCAAGCACGAGGTCGAATGGGACATGGCGAAAGCCCGGATAAAGGAACTTGAAAGCGAAATCAACCAACTAAAAACGAGGTAAAACATAATGAACAACGAACACGAACACATCTATGACGACTGCATCGGGAACCCTCCCTTTGCCGAGGCTCTGAAAACGCTGGGGGGGGGTATGAATACCGAATGGAAACTGACCGAGGGGCAGCAGCGTTTCTTTGACGAGAAGAAGGAACGCGTGAGCAACCTTCCCGAAGATGCGACCGAGCGCGAGAAGGAATTTGCCAAGATTGCGCTTTTCATGGCGAACTATGCCGAGAACTTGCAGGGAGCCCTGAACCGCGTCAAGGCGCAGCGCACGGCTGCAATGGAGCGCACCAAGCACCGCACGGACTTCTCGAAGGCGTGGGGCGCGCTGGTAGCCTGCTACCGCGCCATTGACCGCCACTTCGGCGACGAAATCCGCGCCAATCTCGAAAAGAACGACCGCACCCAGAAGGAAGGGCAGATGCGGGCCCTCATGGAGCAGATGCAGAGGCTCACGAAGTAGATTTTGCCGCCCCGTTTGTGTATGCGTAGTGGTAGACGCCAGGATAGGCGAGGCGGCACCCATTTATGCTCTCGACAGCTACCTGAACCGATAAGGACAAACGAAAGAAACTCCCTGCCGGGGGAGGAATTAAACCCGGCAAAAATTTTAAAATTACTCAACAAGAGAAAAAGGACATCATGGCGACGAACTACATGACCGTGGCTGAAGCCGAAATCGAGGACCTCGAAGCGAGGCTCTGGAGAATAAAGCAGGCCATCGAAATCAAGGACCCGAACTTCATCACGAACCGCATCGACGACGAGCTCATGAAGATGCGCTTTGACGCGACGCTCAAGCTCGCACACATCATCTATATGCAGATGAACATCTGGGAAATCATGGACGAGAAGGAAAAGGAGGCGCTGCTCGCATCGGGAAAGAGCGCCGAGGAAATCCTGGACGAATTCGATATGGTGGAGCCCGACTACAAAATTATGCCCGAGGCATACAAGGCGCAGTTCGATTTTGCCGACGAGGACTTTATCCATCCGCCACTCTGCTGGTTGAGCATAACGAGACCGGAGGACTCCTGCTGGCTCGACTTGCCCGGAAAGGTAAAGGCTGCAAGGCACAAGGCCGCCTGCAAGGAATTGAAGAAGCGCATGGAACCGGAAGCGTATGACCGGCTGCTCATCGAGGACGAACTCGACCGCATGAATTCGCACGCCGAACGCTACGAGGAGCATCTCCGCTACGCAAACGAATGCAGCATCGAATACGACGGGAAACCGCTATACACCGAGGCAGAAATCCGGGAGAAAGTCAATGCGGAAACGGAATATTACAAGGCACTCAAGAAAAACAAGCTGGAGGCGACTGGGCTCTATGGCAAAAAGTAATATCAAGAAAGCATCCGGGCAGGAGCAGGCCTTCGACTGCCTCGCGGTATCCGAAGTAAGGATTTTTCCTTTCAAGGAAGGACCGAGCATCGTGCGCGTCAAGGCTTTGGCAGAAATCGTACTCAACGACCAGTTCATCGTGCGCGGTCTGCGCATCAAGGACGGCGAGAACGGCCTCTATGTCGCTTACCCGGTGGACCCGTTCTGCACGGGCGAAGGATCTCGCTCCATCTGCAATCCTATCACGCGCCAGCTCCGCGAGCACATCGAGAACACCGTCCTGGAAAAGTACACCGAGAGGATGAAAGGATAAAAGAAACGAAAGGAAAAGCCCTGCCCGGCACCTTGGCGCACGCCAACCCCTCACACTTAAACACATGCCGGGCAGGGCGCTTTTCGGAGATAGAGAAAAAAAAGCAAATCAACTTCACGAGAGGAAAACCAAATGAAAAAAGCATCATCCCAGAACCTGAAGATACTGGAGGCGCTGAAGAAGGGCGCACGCATCACCCCGATGGACGCGCTGCGGCGCTTCGGATGCTTCCGCTTGAGCGCGAGGATAGCCGACCTGCGCATGGCAGGGAACAAGATTTTCTCGCACATGGTAGAACGCAACGGCAAGCACGTCGCGGAATACTACATGGGAGCGACGCGAAAGCTGACGTAAAAAAAAAGATTTAGAAGGGGCTGCTGGTGCAGCATGGGCATGGCTTTTCGTTTCATTTGGCCTACCTCATCCATGTGTAGCCGGGTTCAATTCCCGGAAGCCCCATAAAAAAAAGCGAACCATGAAACAAAATGAAACACCCACAAATGAAACGATAAAGAAAAAAAAAATGGAAAACCAAGAATTCCACAAGTTCGACATGCACCTTTTCCGCGACTCCATGCAGAACTACAAGGTCTACCAGATACCGAAGGCGCAGCTCATCATCGCCGACGTGCCGTACAACCTCGGCACGAACGCATACGGCTCCAACCCCTCATGGTACGTGGACGGAGACAACAAGAATGGCGAGAGCGACAAGGCGGGCAAAAAGTTTTTCAACTCCGAAAACGAATTCAGGCCCGCCGAATTTATGCACTTTTGTAGCAAGATGCTTGTCAAGGAACCGAAGGAAAAAGGGAAGGCGCCCTGCATGATATTGTTCTGCGAGTTCGAGCAGCAGTTCAAGTTTATCGAGCTTGCGAAAAAATACGGTTTCCCGAATTACATTAACCTCGTTTTCCGCAAGAATTTCTCCGCGCAGGTACTCAAGGCCAACATGAAGATTGTCGGGAACTGCGAATATGGCCTGCTTTTCTATCGCGATAAATTGCCGAAGTTCAACAATAGGGGCAAGATGATTTTCAACTGCATCGACTGGGAGCGCGATACCGAGACGCCGAAGGTGCACCCGACGCAGAAACCCGTCCAGCTCCTGAAAAAGCTCATCGACATCTTTACCGACGAAGGCGAAGTGGTAATCGACCCATGCTGCGGTTCTGGAACGACCCTTCTTGCGGCACAGCAGATGATGCGCAGGTCCTACGGCTTCGAGGTAGACAAAAACTTTTTCAAGGATGCAAAGGAAAAAGTCTTGAGCTCTTTTGAGCCGGACATGTTCCAGATGCTCGAATTTGACGAGCGCGAAAAGAAAAAGCAGAAGTACATGAGCAAGGCCGTTGACGATGGGCAGCACGGCGACCGCTGAAATAGCCAGGATGCTCGGCTCGATCCACGACCGCGACCATTATACGGTGCTGCGGGACTTCTTCGAGCTTTCCGCAATATCCATCCGGAATGCGGTGGACTTCGGGCGCGACCGCGAGACATACGAGATGCGATACAAGGCGATAGCCGAGAAGTATAGAAAGGAATATCTCGACATCATCGCGAGCGCCTTCGCCATGCTCGGGTCGCAGATACTGAAAGCCGCGAACGGCGACATCCCATTTGCGGACTGGGCCGGAGAAATCTACATGAACTCGGGCACAAGCAACGGCAGAGCTGGACAGTTCTTCACTCCGTACCACGTGAGCCACCTAATGGCGGAGTGCTCGCTGGAGTGCGACGAGGTGCTCGGGCGCATCGGCAAGGACCCTGACGATGTGATTACCATCTACGAGCCGACCTGCGGCGCAGGCGGCTTAATCGTGGCGAGCATCGACGTGCTGAAGGGCTACGGAGTAAACTACGCATGGAACGTATTTGTAGACTGCGGCGACATCGACTCCCGATGCGTACACATGACCTATGTCACTCTCTCTCTGCTCGGAGTTCCGGCGGTCGTGCGACTTGGCGACGCCCTCATGATGAAGTATCACGAGGTATGGTTCACGCCCGCCTACCTGATGGCGTGGCCTCATTTCAGGAACCGGATAGGGCAGCATCGCTACCCATACGATCCGACGGTGAAGGAGCCATCCATGGCTCCAGCGGAAGCCGCTGCGGATGCCGAAAGTCCGAAGGAGGCAGACTTGCCGAAGATGACCGAAAACATGCCCAGAAGCGAGAAAAATGGGCAATTATGCCTATTTTAGGGCCATTTTTGCGAAAAATCTGCAAAAAAAGGCGCGTAAAATCGCCAAAAATCCCGCTTTTGAAAAAGTAAGCAAAAAGTAAGAAATACGTAAGTATTCTTTTCTTGCATATACTGTAAAAAGTATGTATTTTATAGATGCAAAAAAAACATTAAAAGCGAGGATAAACAAATGAAATTCACGATTGAAGTAGCTTGCCCCCATTGCGGAGAAACTTGGGAAGAGAACACTTACTTGAGAAACGTTGACGAAATCGTTAACGGAGGAACAATTGATACGGATTGCCTTTCTTTTAAATGCGGGATAATTGATGGTGCTAAATTCAAAGTTATCGGCGTATGGAATTTTAGGACTTGCGAAACAGAATACAAGACAACCGAAGAATTGGTTAAACTTTTCGGACAGCCAGATATTAAGTAATGCCGAAACACCCGCAAGGGTGTCCGAGGATGGATGGCAACCTCCTCGCTGACGATGGCAAGCCAAACAACAATAGGAGAAATCCAAATGGCAGAAAGAACCACCATAACAATAGATCGCGACCTTCTTATCGAGGCCCAGCGAACCGCAGCCCGAAAGGGCGTGCCCATGGGCGTGGCCGGAAGCACGTCCAAGTTCATCCGCTTTCTCTTGCAGGACTACTGCGCACGCAACCCTGCCCAGAGGAACGGCTAGGAAAAATTAAAACCGCATACAAAAGAGAGGACAAAAAAAATGAAAATCAAGAAAAGCATCCACATACGGGTCTTAACCGGGCTCGAAAAGGGACAAAAGCGCATCCGGTGTCTGGAGTCCGAATTCATGGACGCCGCGAAGTTCGGCATCCAGGACCCGACCAACAAGAAGCGCTTTGTGGCGGCCTTCTCGGTTTACGAGGATACCACCGGCGGCTTCTTCGCATATTTCAGCGAGGCGTTCAAGATTGCCGCCCGCAAGGCATGGAACATCAAGAGCGAGGATAAAAATGGTTAATGAAGCGACTATCGAGGCCTACAAGGCCATGGCGAAGGATAGCGAATGCCCGAGCATGGAAACCCAGATCCGCGAGAACCTGGAGCGCACCTGCGACAAGTTCGCGGGCAACGAGGACAAGTTCGAGCGCTGCATTTCGTATCTTGAGGACTGCGCCTCGCAAATCCTTGACGGCAAGTCCGGCGACGTGCCCGACGAGGTATGCTTCAGGATCTGCCGCGATTACTTCAACGACGAAATCTGGAAGAAGGAGGACGAGGAGGAAGCCCGCAAGAAGGCCGAGGCAGAAGAACGTGCAAGACTCGCAGCCGAGAAGAAGGCCGAGGCAGAAGAACGTGCAAGACTCGCAGCCGAGAAGAAGGCAAAGGACAAGAAGGGCCAGAAGGCGAAGCCCAGGAAGGGCCAGAAGGCGAAGCCCAGGAAGGAAAAGCCCGAAGAGGAAAAGGCCTCCAAGTGCGCAAGGTGCGGAACGGAGGTCCTGGAGCTTGAAAAGGGGCTTTGCCCTGCCTGCCATGCGCTTCTGCATCCTGCGCCGGAGCCCGTTGAACCGGCTCCCGAAAATGCTGAACCCGAAAAGGAGAAGTTCCCGATTTGCCGGGTATGCGGGAAGGAGTTTATAAACCTATTCAAGGACGGGATGTGCGTAGACTGCTACGAAAAGAAGCCGATGGATGCCGAGAAATCCGCTCCAGCCCATGCCGCCAAAATCCAGCCCGAGCCGGGCCAGCTCAACTTCTTTGATTTGATGGGGGTTTAAATGGCAATGACTAGGGCTGAATTCTCCGACTACATCGTGAACCAGTGCGGAAAGATTACCCGCTATGTCGTGGGCGAATTTAGAAAGACCCGCGCCCATGCGGCAGGCAAATCCGAAGTCTACCGCATCGACGAGGATGGTATAGAGCATGTGCGCAACCTCTATATCTCGATGTATGGCGGTTATTTCGTGGAGCCCTCCCTCCGTGAAAGATGGTGCAAGATCGAAGGCGGATGTCCCGGCATGAAGAGCGGGTCCTCGATGCACTCCGGACGACTTACCGATGCCGAGAAGAAGGCCATCGTCGAGGCGCACCCCGAATTCCGCTGGACATTGCAGAAGGCCGGGAATATAAGCAAGGCCGAAGCCATGCGCATCCTTACCGCATGGAAAAGAAACCCGAAAACGGAACTCCTTGTCGGCGCGAAGCTCGACAATCTCGTAGGCAACGGCAGCTTCGAGAGGATGAAGCTCGAGACGCAAAAAAAGGTTCTCGCCTTCATCCGGGCCACCCCTGGGGCGCAAAGCTGGAACCTCGGCAAGATTCTCTTCGTGATGAACGGGCGCTCCGCGAAGGAATACGAGGCGTGGCAGGAATTCTGCTTTCTCGACGGCAAGTGCGCCTTCGATGTCTACAAGTATCTCCAGAACGCGAAGTGCAGGCCAAACTCGAAGGCCCGATATTATCAGGACTACATCGAGACGGCGAAGCGCTGCGGGCATGACGTTAAGGACAAATACTGGAAGTTCCCGAAGGATCTGGTCGCAGCCCATAACAAGGTAGTGGCCGAATACAACAATATCCTTGAAGCCCGCAGGCTTGAGGCGCAGCGCCTGCATGACAAGCGCGAGCGCGAGAAGAAAAAGAACTTTCTTGCGATGGCCCGAAATTTTGCGAATTCCATCGTGCGCAAGTCCGGTCTGGTCGTATCCGTCCCTGCGGACATCAAGAACGTCTCGGCGCAGGCGAAAGCCCTGCACCAGTGCCTTGTTTCTGCCGACTATATCGGGCGCATGGCAGACAAGGAGCTCGTGCTGGTATTCGTAAGGACTAGGGCCGGGGAGCCGGTAGCAACTGCGGAAATCAAGCCGGACGGCTCCATCGGGCAGTTCTACGCCGACGAGGACCAGGAGGATATAAGGCCGAGCGAGAAGGCGCATATCGCCCTCGATGCGTGGCTCAAGGAATACCGTGCGACGGCAATAAAATCCATGAAGAAGAAACCGCAGAGGGAGGCCGCATGACCTGGAAAGCATTTATAAAAGAAAAAATGAACTGCAAGAAATACGAAACGCGATGGCCCGAGACAAAGCCGACCTATGTCGGCGTGGCTGAAGAAGAGCGGACCTTTCCATCGCTGGCTATCGACGAAAGCCGCCATTTTTACAACTACGCGATGGAAGAAAAATGCGCCTACGTTTTCGGCTTCATCCTGCGCGTTGCCAGATACAAGGGGCGCTTTTTCTTTTCGAGCGAAATTTACACCGGCGAGGCTTTCTGCTCTTCGGCCATCGTAATCGACAAGGACGATGACCTGATCCAGAGGCTCGGCAGGGAAACCCCGAAGCATGCCTACAAGAAAAGCCCGAGCATCGAGGCTGGCAGGCCGAAAAGGGAAATCGAGGATTTCGCCCTGAACTTCGGGATGGCTGAAATAAACAAGTGGGCTCCCTATCTAAAGCCCCATGTAGAAAAGGCGGTCAAGAAATTTTCGGAGGCTATTGCCGAAAACGGCTAAAATTCCCAGATTTCGAGGTCCTAGAAAAAAAAGTAAAAAAAATTGTTCTACCTATTGCAAAATGTCTATAAATTATATATATTATATACGAAACGAAAAAAAACCAAAAACAAAGAGGTAGACAAATGACGCAGAAACTTTTCACATCCGCTATCAAGACCGCCGCAAGGAAATTCCCTCTCGGCTCCCAGGACGGCAAGCACGGCGAAGCGCTGGTTCTCGCCCGCTTCTTCACTCCCGCCTCCAGCTATACCTGGTATATGCTCGAATATGACGAGGAAAACGACGAGGCCTTCGGCTACATCGTAGGCCCCGAGCCCGAATACGGCTATTTCTCGGTCAAGGAACTCCAGGAAGCCAAGATGCAGAGCGGGTTCCTTCGCGGGATGCAGGCGGTGGAGCGCGACATCTCGGTAGACCCGAAGAAGCGCACGCTCGCGGACCTGCTCAAGGCATACGGCGAAAAGGCCCCGAGCTGGTGGCAGGAAAAGGCGAGCGCCTAGAGCCTTTTAAATGGGGGAGGGGCGGCCCCCTTCGAGCCGCCCTTTTTCCCCTAGAATTTAACACTCAAAAAAGGAGCATAAATGCCCAGGCAAAAAAACAAGATGCTGAAAAAGGTCTGCATCTACCTCGACATGGAGGCGATCGCGAAGGCGAAGGTCGCGGCCATCAAGAAGGGCTTTGCCCCAGACCTTGCAGGCAACACCAGCGCTCTCTTGCGCTACCTAATCGCGGACTTCACTGCGAAATCCGGAAAATAAAAAAAACTCTTCACAGGAGAAAAAATTTTATGGCGAAACAGTATGGAAAACTCGATCACGAAAAGGCCTGCGACTATATCATGGTCGTAAATTCGTGCATGGGGGGCGAACCTTCCCTCATGATTATCCAATTTTATGCAGGAAAGCCTTTTACCGCCGAACACTTTTTCCGGGCCTTGACCTCGGAGGAAATCCTTGAGCAGGCCCGAATTTGGCGCAAGTATTATGCAGAAAGGGACTTTAATTCTCGCAAGACCTCGAAGCATCTGGCAAAGATGTTCTGGAAAGATGCCAAGGCAAACGGAAGCGTTCTGCTGAAGGCAAATTCCCTCGGCATCATCTTGAAAGATTACCGCGAGGCCGGGGAGGTAGTATGCCGAAAGTAAAAGTGACCCGATGCGAAAGGGTGACGAACCCCTATTATAAGGCGGTCGTTGAAAATCCCTGCATTATATCCGAGCATGATTTCGATGACGAGAAATCTGCAAACGATTTCATCAACGGCGACATTGACAAGTATGCCGAGAAGTATCCGAACAATGACATCAGCATCACAAGGATAGAAGTTCCATGGCAGGTCGGCGCCTCAATCAGCGACCGCTCAAGGTTCGGGGGTCTTTTTATCCTCTACAACAAAGAGACCCTATGAAATGCTGGTGGTGCGGGCGCGACCGGCAGACCGAGGAATGCAGGCTCCGCTATTCAAGAATGTGGATAAATCTTTGCAGCGATTGCAAAAATGGCTTTAAATCTAAAATTAAGGAGACTAGATAGAAAATGAAAGCATGGGACATAATCTTTTTTTCGCTATTCCTCGCAGGGCTCGCTCTTTGGGCGATGGCCTTGCGCCACGCGCTCTTTTATGCCGTGGACGATTATGCGATTTTTTACCTCCTGCTCGGCGGGCAGCTAGTAAAGCTGGGATATTCCTACGGCAACGCGGCAGACGAGACGAGCTGGCGCGAGAGTGTTTCCGATGCCTTTAAAATTTTGAGGGACAAGAAATGACAAATACAATAAATCGCAAGATCAAAGAAATAGACTCCGAGGAACTTTGGGAAAAGGAGCTCGATGCCATCTTCGAAAAGGCTATCGGGGAAATAAAGGACTCCGTCGCATCCAGGGCCGCGCAGGCTGCGGTCGAGGTATATTCCGAAGCGAAGAAAGGAGGCGATGCCGGAACCATCGCCCGCAAGATTTCCGAAGCCTGTATCGACTGCATGGGTGCAGGGCTGAAGAAGGGATTTTCAACCGCGCTCAAGTTCATGCGCGAAAGGGGGCTCTAAAAAATGACTATCACTTTGTCATGGCCTGTTATCGCCATCATCATTTTCGTTCTCGCCACGCAGATTTGGGCGTGGACCAGGGACGGCTCGACCGGATATATCGCGGTTTCCGACCGGGATTTTGCGGTATTCCTGGCGACCGCCCTTGATGCTCTATTTATCGCTATCGTCGGAGGGATATGGATATGGTAAGTAAATCTACAAAGACGAAGGTCATCAAGGAATATCACGAGATCGACAAGGAAACGTTCAAGATTTGCGAGGCGGTGGCGCTCGGCCTCGACCGCTACTACATGAGAGACAAGCATCCGACTTTTATTTCCGAGGCGCAGCGCGAGAAGGCACGCGCCATCATCAAGCAGATGCCTCCCGGATGGATGCAGATGTCCCACCGCTGGGACATGCACCGGTGAGAGGCATGGGCCGAAAGTCGCGGTAAGTTTTTTGTAATAAAGAAATAAGTTTCGTGCGCCATCGCAAAATCTAATTTTATATACAAAAAAAGAGGTTTCAAAATTGAGCATTCGCGATAAAATCATAAAGGCCGCTGCCGCCATCGAAGGGCGGGCTGTTCTCCTCCCGGAGAGATGGGATAGGGCGCTTGTAGGCTATACCATCCCGGAAGGCACGAGGCTTGCCGTCGGCGTTTACGATTATTACGAGGCCGTGAGCTGCCCTGCGCTGCTCCTGCAAGATGACGTTGTCCTTGATATGGAGGATGCCCTGCTGGATGACCTGCGGGCCGTCGAAGCCGAGGTCAAGCCCATAATCATCCATTCCGAGGTTGAGGAATGAGCAAGGCGGTCATCTTGAGCATCCACCCGAAAAGGGCCGAGAAAATCTACTCGGGGGAAAAAGAGGTCGAATGGCGAAAGACCATCCCGACCGAAGCGACGCCAGGAATGCCGGTCCTGCTCTATGAAACGGCCCCGGTATGCAAGGTGACGGGTCTTTTCTTCTGGATCGGGAAGGAAACCCTGAAAATACGCGAGCCGGATTTCGATGGGCAGGAAATCCACCCGGTCGCCCAAAGGCTGATAGATGCAGGCTGCGTTCCACTTGAGGACTTGAAAAAGTATCAAGGAGCAAATGGGCAAATTTATGCCTGGAATGTTCGCGGCAAGATGAAATTCCCGAAGCCGCACCAGCTTTCGGACTATGGGCTTTCAAGGGCTCCCCAGAGCTGGCAATATATCACGATAAAGGAGTTAGAAAATGCTTTGTGACGAACTGAAAGACAAGTGGTTCAATGCGTATCCAGAAATTATGGGAATTGAAGGTGACGAGCCTATCCAATGCTACGGCAAGGCAGATGTAGAGGCTGCCATCGCTGAACTCAAGGCGAAACTTGAGGAGCGCGACAAAGAGATTGAGAAACTCAATGAGGAACGCCGATGGCGAAAGTTCCCCGACGAAAAGCCGAAATGGGGAGAAGAAGTCCTTGTTGTAGATGACGAAAGCAAACAGTACATCGTCAGGTTTTCTCACGATATGAAATGGATTTCGTGGGGAAGAATGAACACTTGCGAAAGCAGCGCCGTCCTTTATTGGAAGCCTCTTTCGTCGGCTCCGAAGGAGGTGTAAGATGAAAGACGAGAAGCGCTGCATGAACTGCAAGCACGAAGGCAGCATCCACGAGCGCCAGGGATGGGGCGGCGATGAATACTGGTGCGAGTGTAAGCAAGGAATGCCCGAGCGAGACCGCCGCAGCTTCGGATGCGAAAAATGGGAGTCGAAGTGAAAATCATAAAGAAGAAAATCGTCGAAGGCTTCCTCTTGGTGTGCGCTTTGTCTTTTACCATGCTCGGCATCGCCGGGGCCATTATGCTAGTCGGACTGCTCGCGTTCGCTATCACGAGGGCCATGGCATGAAAAGAAAACCGGAAAACCAGGTATTCCGCTTCGGGCTCGAAAAGGTAGCCCTGAAAGACCTTGACCTCGCACAGGCGCACAAGGCGAAGGAATATGCGCACGCGATGGCGAACGGCTACGGCCTGAACGATGACGCGCGGATGCAGAACTACTGGATAGGGGTCGAGAACTGGGTGGATGCGAGAATATGCGAGCTGGAGAGGGATTGATGCAGGACAAAGAAAAGATGACCGAGGTCGAACTTTGCCGGATAGTAAAGGAGTCAAACCTTTTCCCCGGATATAGGCTGCACGAGGAAGTCGGCATCGCCGGAGTTTCCTGTGACATGATATACGAAAATGGCGACCGCCTTTTCTGCATCGAGGCAAAGATGCAGTTAAATTTTAAGATATTGGAGCAGGCTTGCAGATGGAGGACGGTGGCCTCGGCTTCCTTTATTGCGGTTCCCCGAGGAACCATAACCAGGGAAAAAAGCGCCATTATAGACGAACTCGGCCTGGGGGTTATTATCGTAGGCGACGGCGCGTTTGGAAAGCATCTTGCATATTTTGGAGCCGGTAGCAACCCTTTTGTCAAGATGTGCGGATTTAATTGCACCGACTTCTACATCTACCCTGCTGACTGGGACTTCTGGAGGCCCTGCATCGAGAGGATTGAAGAAAATGCGACTCCTGCGGGTAGCAAGCTGGGCAAGCGCTCAACTACTTTTTCGCGCACAATCGAGGCCCTGAAAATCGAGGCGCAGAAACACCCGGAGTATTCCCTGGACCAGCTTCTCGCCATCGTTCCGACTCATTATAGCAACGTGAGAAGCGCTGCCGGAGCCATCAAGCGATATGCAAAACAAGGCATTATAAAGCCCTTCTGGAACGAGAGGAAAGCATGAGCGCAGAAATCAAAATACCAAAGCGCAAGTTCAGGATCATCGGCTGGAGAGAGCCGAAGCGCCTTGACAAGATGAATGTTCCCGAGTTAATGATGATGCGCGACCGCGCCTATATGCTTGCGATGAGCTACGGCGGAAACGATAGAGTTTCCGAATACTGGCTGCGCGTCGAGGCAATATGCAAGGATCTTATAGATGGATGGGACAACGACAAGAAATTTGCCGAATACGAAAGTAAAAAGGCTTTAGAGGCGAGGACATAAAAAAAATGGAAAATTGGGAAAGCATCATCGCGCAAAAGATGAGGCCTTGCGCCAAGCTGGCGGAGGACGTAGCGCATCAAAGAAAGCTCGAATACGAGAGGAAGCGAGAGGCAACGCCCGAGCGCAAGGCCGCGCACCGGGCCTATAATCAAACCGAAGCCGGACGCGCATCCATGCAGAGGCGAAACAAGAAATGGCGCGAGAGCGAGCGCGGGCGCGAGGTATGCCGCATAAAGTCGCGCCGCTGGTATGCCGAGCACAAAAAGGATGCCAAATTCATGGAGCGCAAGAGGGCATATAACAGGATGTATAGAGCCATGCGCAGGGCGAACAAGAAGATGCCTTCTGCCGTCACCATCGCGCTCCAGGACATCGGCTACATGACGGTGCATCTGGTAAGGAGCGCCGCTGCATGAGAGGAAGGAAACCAAAGCTAACGTTCTCCGAAATGGTAAAGCTACGATCCATCCAGGCCGCCTTCGGCATAGGATCAAAAGAGGAAGATGCCTTCTGGGAAAACGTAAGGAAGGCCGCGAAGCTCCGCAGGGAAATCCGGCGTGGCTCCACGCCATCCGCAAGGCCCAAACGCGTAAAGAAATATGCGAGCTGGCAGGAGGCGCACCGTGCAGCAAGCCGGTCCTATTACGAGCGCAACCGCGAGAAAATCCTGGAGAAGAGAAAAAGCGACTACAACAAGAAAAAGGAATTAACGGATGTCAAAAAAAGATGAAAAGGACTCATAGATTAAGAAAGAAACTGCTCAAGAAAAGGTTTCCGTTTAGCGATGAGTGGAAGCCTCGCAGAACAGGCTATCGAGAAAGGCTGCATAGCTGCCCCGTCTGCGGGAAATCGCGCCGCTCCGGTTTTTACGAGTGCTGCGCAAGCTGCTTCTGGGTTTTCGAATGGCAAGACAAGGTTCGAGGCCTCATAGCCCAGGCGAGCGACATGATGAAGCCGCGAGGCGCTTCTCTAGGCGTTGCCTTCTATACGCCCGAGGTCGCAACTATCGGGCTCACGATAAGGGCTTTTTGCGACCCCGAGGACTCCGCAAGGTATCAAAGGGAAGGCTCCCGCACGACGGCACAGTTCGAGGTAAATCTGCGGGCGCGAGAATTCAGGGCATCGACTAGGATTTCCCTGCTCAACCTGCGAAACGCAAGAGAGCCAAAGAATATTATGCTTGACGAAATCCTTGAGCTCTTCGAGAAGTCGCAGAAGGAAATGCACAACTACATCGACCGGAACGGCGTGATGAAAACTTTAGGAGGATGCCCGGTCCCGGTTGCGGGAGGATGCTGGGGAGAACCGAGGTTCAGGAGATAACAAAGATGCAAAAAATTTTTATCAAATATATGGTTTTTAGAAACGACTGGTCGTACTATAAAAGATATTTTATTTGTCTCGGTCCATGCTTTCCAAAAAAGGGAGAGTCGCGTAAATCTTGGGGGCTTGAACTTATCAAGGACGATGCCGGGAACTGGCAAATAGAAGCGAATGCTAAATACTATTCGGATGATTTGGGCAAAGAAAAAATGCCGCGCATCGGCAGCATCGACCTCGCAAGCATCCTTAAACATGAAGTCGAGGAATTAGAAAGGGAATACTACCGCTCACCAAAAGTATTTTTTTCAAATCTTCGGAAAGAAACCCGGAATATGTTAGATACAAAAGAAAATAGGGCAATTTTAAAGCAGCGGGTTCTTGAATTTAAAAAGAATTATCGAGAGCGGCACCCGGTCATAACTAGAATAAAATCTTTAGAATTGAAAATTTTTATACCAGATGAAAAAAAAGAGGCCGGGAAATGATAAAAACAATAAAAGCAACTTTTAGAGACCCAAACAATCCAACTTCCATATTTTCGGTTTATCCGGAATTTGAAAAGGTCGCAAGTGAAAACGGCTTGGATATTCTTCATGTTCGCCGTTGTCGGGATGGAAGCGGATACGAGGCTGACTGCTGCGAAAAAGAAGATAACGTGTCCAAGGAAATGTATGCAAAATTTTTTCCTGAACCTAAATGCAAGGAGGGCTAAAATGAAAAATAGAAAAGTTCCTTGCATTGGATGCGCAAAAGACGTAAATCGTTCGGATGCCGAGTTTTGCCTATTGGACGGGATGTATTGCTATTTCTGCAAAGACTGCCTGCGAAAGATACAAAAAGAAAACGCTCCGCAAAAGAATCCTCCTAGAGAGAAAAAAGAAACTGACATCACCGAAATTTCTAAATTCGAGTGGAAAGAAAAGACTTGCGAAGATATTATTGAGGATGTGAAAAAAATGCTTATTTGATTTTCCCCTCCATAAAAACCGAAGCCCCCGAGGATTTCTCCCCGAGGGCTTTTTAGTAGCCTCCCCGACTACGTTTATCTTTATTTGCTTTTCCTCAAAGCCGCGATTATGTTCGCCCTGATAGGCCGGACTTGAACCTTACCAGTCGATGTGGCAGGGGTCTTGCACTTGGAGCCTCCGCCTCCAGCCTCGATCATGAGCCCTTCTCCGATAGCGAGAGCAGTGTGCGTGATGCTCTCTACCGACTTTCCGAAAAAAAGCACGTCGCCTTCAGCGATGAAGTCGAAGGGGACTTCCTTCAATCCGGATTTTTTGAGCGCCTTATATAGCCCCTGCGCGGTAGTGTCGGGTCCATCGTAAAGCCCGAACGCCCACAAACCCTCGAGAACGAGTCCAGAACAATCCCATCCATTATATTTTTGACCAGACCCATCCCCTCCCCATATATAATTTGAACCAATAAAATGACTCATGTATTCAGTGAGTTTCATTTGCAAACAACTCCTTCAATCTTTTGCTAATCTTTTCTCTAACTTCAGGTCTTTTTGCCGGGTTTTTGTCACCACGAAATTTATCTCTATACGCTTCGTCACGTATAACGCCTAAAGGGTTTTTATTACCCATCATTTTTATTGATTTTTTGTATTTAACAGAAGCGAGACGATTTGGGTTCAAAGCACGCATGTGCATTCTCATGTGTTGGCTTTTGTCTAAAAAAATCAATTCAAACGCAGGACGATGGTAGTACATTCCCATCCTTATGAGGTCATTACGAGAATGGGCAAATTGACCGTCAATGGTTAGTTCGAGCCTATGATGAAGCACCCATGTTTTAGACTTATCCTCAACGGCCATGTCATAGTTTTCAATGCTTTCTATTGAGTCTCTACAAAATCTTCTAGAACTAGAGTCTAAATATATCATGCCGCCTCCCATTTCATCGCGTAATCAACAAAGCTCATTCAAGAGTCCTCCAGGTTGCATCTACAAGCCCGCGAACGCCGAAGCCGTCGTTGCCCCAGTGCCGCTTGCCTCCGGCCACTAGCTCGATGGCCTTGTCCGCGCATCCGGCCACAAAACGGCTCATGCCCCAGCACCTCCAGATGCCGCGCAAAATATCGTCCACCTCCTCGCGGCTCAATTTCACGGGTTCGTGTTCGCCCTCGACAATGCCCTCAAGCAGGTAAAGCACGTCATGCGCAACCGGTCCGGCGTTGTATTCGTCGTCCCCGTCCCGCCACTGCGGCACCAGTTTTGAAATCGGCCAAAAGGTGGAAGCGCCGTCGGTTTTGTAGCCCGGCAGCAATTCCACTTCCAGCAGCGCCTTTTCAACCCTGCCGTCCTTGTATGTGCGCTCCACCCAAACCAAAATCCGGGCGTAGCCCAAAAACTTGAACGGGCGCTTTTCGGTTGTGAAAAACGGGGAAACCGTCACGCGCTTGACGCTGCACCTTGTTCTCATAGTTCCAGCCCCGCGTCGCGTGCAACCTTGTGCGTTTCGGAAATTACAAGCCCCTTGTTCCGCAGCGCCCCAATAATTTCACGAAGCAGTCCGTTTGTTTCCTTGACTTCCACTTCCAGGCGCACAAAGTGCCCGTTCCCTTCGCTCAAGCGTTCCCGCACTTCCTTGTTTTCGTGCTGGAGCACCCTTACTTCGGTTTTTAGGTTTTCAATTTCCCGGTCACGCTCCTGCTTTGTCTGCTCCCGTTGCAGTTCAATGGCAACGGCGCGGGCGTCGGCGGCTTCCGCCTTGCGCACCGCCTGCACGGCCTTCACAACGGCAGCAAAGGCGGTCCCGATGGAACCGACCAGGGTTGCAACCGCAGCAATGTCTATTCCGGTGATGTCCATTTTACGACCCTATAATAGTCATCGCGTCCGTTGCCTGCTCCGGCCACAATTCCGCCTTCACCTTTATGGAGGATAAAGCCCAAATAATTGTGTCCGCATAAGGAAGAACGATTTGCAGATGGATGTCTCGAACATCCGGCAATGGTGACCGGGTGCTGCCAGGAATATCGACCGAACCGAACCAGTGCGTAGGGATTACCGCGTTGGACCCGGTAATTGCGCCAGCGGCATCGTGGAAAATTCGCTGGAAATGACCATAGACCGAGTCAGTGCCTTTGTCTATGTCATAAGCCATAACTGCCAAGTCCTGCACATAGCCAGGAAGAAGCGTGCCGCTGTCCGAGTAGGCCATGTCGAACCTAAAATCAAACCTGCCACCATATCCCTTCGGGACAGCAAGTTTTACCAAGCCTTCATTTCCAACCAGCGAGCGGTTTTCTATGCTAACCCAGCCCGTGGAGGCCTTCATGAACTTTTCGGATAGTTTTCCCAATTCCATGGAACGGCAGCGCTGCCCGAGGGTGTTGGTTGGGCGCACCACGTAAATGAGGTCACCATCCTGCAAGTCCGTGAGTCTGGGCATCATAGAGAGCGGTATGGGTGCGTCTGGTATTTGTCTATTATAAGGCATAGGGGAGTTCCTCCATTTAAGTCATCCATAAAAGTTTAGTTTATCCGAAGTTGCAGCAGGAGTGCCGAGCACCACTGCCGATGGCAGTGTAGATAAATGTGAGGTCTAGGTCGGGCATTGGTGGCTACCTCGGAATTTTCATTTTTAAAACAACTTTATCCGTTGCGTGGTCGTTGTCCATAAACACATCATTGATATACAGCGGTGCGCCATACATATAACCATCAAGGCAGAACATACCATCAATGAATCGGTAGATAATATTTCCTGTTGTCGGGTCGTTCGTTTCGGCACTTATTACATCAATGTGCACGCCATCTACATCGTCAAGTATAATTTTATAGATTTCGTTTTTTGCCGAGTCGTTATTGACTAGGTAAAGGCTACCATCATAGACTTGACCTCCGTGTTGTGCGTAAGTACCCGTAGACGGCACTTTTTGAGAAAAGTGCTTTATAACCTCCCACGTTCCGTTGTATTTGTCATTTGATACCGCAGTATACGTGCCTTTAGAGAGTTCGTTAGTACCCTTTCCGAGACGGACGATGTAGAAATCATTGAAGAAATTAGTATTGACTATTATTCGGTCGTTTGTCGGGTTCTCGCCCCACCACCAAGCGTAACACTTTACGCCGAGTTCAGTAAAATCAAGTTTTACATAATCTCCGCAGTTCGCGAATGTTATGGTATTGTCGCCAGCACTAGCCCAAGAAAGCCACTCATAGAAAAGGTAGACATAACTATCATCAGGGCTATATGTACTTTGTCCGTTTCCGACAAGAAGAACATCGTTTACTTTGTTGCAATCCACGCTCTTGAACTGCAATGGGTTTGTTGTCGCATCTTTCCATACTTCAACAAGGTTTATCCTGTTACCGATAGACACCGCAGAAAAATTGCGGTCGTACACCTTGAGTTCTCCGTACCATTGGTCGCCGTACTTGTTGAATGCATAAATCTTGTCCGTGGTCTTGCAGTATGTAGCATCGTGTTGTGGGTAGAAGGAACAAGGAATTACGGAGAAATCGCACGAGAAATTTTTTGCAAAAGAACTAGTTTCTTCACTTTCGTACAAATACTTTATGTTCTTTAATTTACCTACAAATTGGAATTGGTCATCGTTGTAACCCGCTGCGCTTTCAATTGAAAAAATCGTAGTCCTTACGTAGACCGCATTTACTGGAATCTTTATACTCTTGATAGAAAGATAGCCCTCGCCTTCTACAATGCCATTGTCGGTGTAGTAGTAACCGATGAGAGGAGACTTGTTTTTATCGTACAAAACTAGACCCGTGAAAGCAGTAGCCGTGTACTTTCTCACAACGCACGAAACACGAACCTCGGAAAATTTAGATACGTCTACGAAATCGCTTGACCAAAAATTAGAGGAGGATACTAGATTGCCAAAGTTTGCGTTACTTGCTTCAGCAATAATTTGTCCGTACTTGTTGAATACAAAGTCTTGATTTATGTTAAGTTCAAATCCGTCCACTACCTTGTCAATGATAGATTCCATACTATACTTGTAACCGATGCAAGAGAATGCCACGGTGTTCGTACCGATGAGGCTATCCTGCGAGTACATCGTAGTCCTTATGTATTTCGCAGACGAAGGAACGGAAACGGACAATACCTTTGTAAATCCGCCATCCGATGCTATCGTCTTGTAAGTTAGGAACTGACCATTTACAGGCGACTTGTTCCCGTCATAAAAACAAAGACCAGACAATGCGCTTGCAGTCCACTTTCGCACAAGACACGTTATTTCAAGTTCATAGTATTTACTTACATCAACATAATCGGAACACACAAAGTTTGTAGAACTTGTGGCGTTGCCGAAAAATGGCGAGTTTACATCGCCACAAATCTGGGCATTTTCTGCAAATGTAAATAAACTAGTTATGTCTACGGAATCCTTTTTATAGACACTTTCAACTTCTTCGGACAAGTCGCTAGACTTGGCGATAATATTCGCAGGAAGTCTCTTCGTTTCATCCCCGTCAATTGCAAAGTAGTTGCCAGCAACGAGGTCGGCATCGGTTGCGGTATCGCTTAACAAATGAATGCTGTCCAACGCATTCTCCGCAGTTTCCTTCAGTAAATCGGTCGCCAGCATCTTCGCCGTTCCGCTCGGTCCGTCCACGGGTATCACATCGCCCGTGCGGAAGGCGGTGATGGTGGCCGCCCAATCCTTAATTCTTTTAAATAACATAGACATTTTATGCCCTCCGTTTAATTTGTTTCAAAACTTTCGTTTGTTGTAAGGTAGTCAATCCCAACCACCACGTTGTCCTCATCGTCCACAATCAAGTAGCCTTCATCGTCCACCATAGCGTACTCGGTATCCGGCCACCGCTGGTCAATCACAATCGGCTGCCCGTTGTCCTCAAGGACTATGAGCCCATAGGGTTCCCCGTCCTCGCAAGAGAGGAAGGTGCCTTTGCCGAGCTGGACTCCAGATGCAGCCGCGATATTTTCCAGGTCCTCGGCATCTATCTCCGGGGAGCCATGCAAAATAACAAAATAAAGCCCTGCGGGCCATACCGGAAAAAGACCGACATCGGTAATGCCGAGCGCAAGCTCGAAATAATTGTAGACCGCCTCAAGAGTAGGCAGGTCCTCGGTTCCGGTTCCAATCCTTATGCGGGCGCGGAACTGGTCGTCAGTTTCTCCAACGCGGCGGGTAAATCCTCCGGCATAGGCACCGTAAAAATCGAGCAGCGGGCCGACGGCATCATCAAGTGTAAACGAGTCTCCGATTTCGTGCAGGGCCTTCTCGATTTCGTCGGCCATCGCAAGGTCGCAATCTATCAAGCCGAGCAGCTTCTCGCTCCGCTTATATTGCTCGGGCACATACTTTCGCTGCGATTCCGAATAGCTTGTGATGACTTCGCTCATTATGCCAGCACCCTAATTTCTAGACTTTAATCATTTTCGAGAATAGTCTCGATCCGGTCCTCTTCGAGAACCGCATACGCGAACGGCGGGATAGTCAGCGCGGCTTCCCACGAGTAGTCGCCGGAGGAAGGAACCGTGTCCGGGCTGTCCGTAATGGCGACGTGCGCTATCGCCACGCCTACGCCAGCCACGAGCTCGTAGATGCCGCCCGGAATTCTTGTCGGGATGACATCCTTGCCCAGCGTGTATTGCTTGTCGGCCCATTCGACCATGGCCGTCTTGATGGCATCAGCTCCGGGGAAAACTTCTTCGTCATAGACACGATAGTAGAACTTGACCCAAAGATACTTCGGCGTCGGTCTGCTGAAGGAAATCTGCTGCTCGAAGCCGTGGCTGTCGGTGATGTTCACCGTGGTATTTCCCCAGGACTGGATGCCCGAGGGCTGGTTCTCGTAGATACAACGGGCCACATCGGCATCGGTGCCGCCAACGACGAGCGAGGTAAACGATTTACCAGGCACGCCATCAGCATCCGTATCGAAGCCCCTGTTGCTGAAAACGCGGGCCGAAGAAACGCCTTGAACATCGAGCAGGGCGGCCTCTATTGCCGGGTCTGTCGCCTTACTTTTCTTTACCTTCGCGGCAGCTTCACGGCGAATTCGAAGCGAGGCGTCGGTTTCGGTATCGGCACCGGGCGTTCCCGCCTCGTAGTTGTAGACAGAGCTCCAGCCGTCCACGCTCGTAGGGATGTTATCGAGCTCCCCGATTTCGCAGGTCTGGTATCCAGTAGAGACTGCGGTAAAGTTGCCGGGCATTCCCGCCTGAACGATCACGCCGTCGGGGATACTTCCGGTCAGGCCGACCGAGCCGCTGGAATAGGTCACGCGAAGCCCGCGAGTGGTTTCTTCAGCGATGCCGCCTGCGGTAGTAATCAGCGAAGCGAGAGTCGTGGATGACGTAGTGTCCCAGGATACGTTCCCGAACGAGAATTCGAGAGTGTAAGTTCCTGGCTCCACATCGGATATATCGAGCATAATCTCTGCGCACGAAGCGCGGGCGATACTCACTGCCTCGTCAAGGGTAAAGTCGAGGTCGCCGCGCTGCCGGTTCGCGATGGAGCCCGCAGGGATGGTGACACTTGCTTCCTCGGTGTAGAGCATGGCCGTCACAGTGCAGGCCTCGGCAGGCTTGCGGGTCACGCCGTTAAAGGCTGCCCTGGCATCGAGCGCGGTGCCGGTCGCCTGGTTTGGGTCGAGCGAAGAATAGATTTCCTGCGCGAGGTCCCAGAGGCGGCTATTTGCGAGCGCGAGCTGCGAGATAAGCAGGCCGTTCGGGCTATCGACGGAAGTCTCGAAGCCGACGCCAAAGACTTGCTTGAGGCCGTTCTCGGTCTCGATGCGGAGTTCCTGGAGGGTCTTTTTCTTCAGCCCGGTCTCGGTCACGTATTCCATTTTTACAAAGCTCCTTCTGCAATTTCACCGGATGCACCCTGCACCCTGAATTGGACGGACAAGGTTCTCGTCGATGTCGTAAAACGCAGGTCGAGAGAAAGAACCTTCCTCACCCCATCCACGCCAGCGATGACGGAGGCGAGCAGGGAGCGGATGCGCCCGAGGTCGGGGTTCTTCTTCATTACCTCGGAATAGTAAGGCACGCCTATCGAGCGGTCGAGAAAACACTCTCCCATGAAAGTCTGCAATCTGCACTGGATGCGCTGCGAAAGGAGCGCGACGGCATCGGAAAGCGTGGCGATATTGCCCGTCTTGTCGAGATGCAAGTCCCATGTAGATGTATCAAGCGCAAGCTGCATTTTTCAGGTTCCCTTTTCTATTCCATAAATATAACTTATTTTAGCCCGATTTTCACACAAAAACATCTTCAAAAAGAAAAACAAAGAGGAGGCCGGGTGGCCCACTCCAAACCCGTTCCGGCACTCACCCGACCCCCATTTTTGGAAATCGGACGCGTCATGAGAGGCTCCCGGTGCCGGTTCCAGTTCCAGCGCCTGCGATAGTTCCTGCCCCGGCAGGAGTCGCGCAAGTACCCGTCACGGTCGTATTCACTGTCGTGCTTACCGTTGCCGTCTTGATGTAGGCGTCGATTTGTTCGGCAAGCTCATCAGCAAGGTTCCCGAGAGCGGTGTCGCTATCGACTCCGTCCTTCTGGTTCTTACCTTGCGCAGTTTTTAGCGCCGCCTTGAGGTCGGATTTGAATTTTGCTAAATTCAGCGCCATTTACATTTCCTCCGGTGGAATAGGTGCAGGCGTTGCAGGGCTTGTCGGGCCGACCGCCGTCGGGTGGATGTGCTGCGACAAGGATACTCCGGGGCCGGTCGGAGCAGGCCCGCAGAATACATCCCCGCGAGCGATCACGTCGCCGGTCGCCACCACCTGGCCGTCAAAAACGAACTTCTTTGCCGTCCAGGTAATCACTCCGTCCTTGTCTATCGTGATGCGTGCTTTCCCCTTCGATGGTTTCGAAGAGCAGCCGGGGATGGCTATGGCAGAGTCAAGGTTGAAGCGCGAGGCCGTAGCGGGAACCGCAGGCGAGTCGCCTTTCTTCCATGCCGAAATGTCCTGCTCTGCAAAAAGGAGCAGAACGCCGTCGCCCTTGTCGAGCGGGAATTCCAGGTCAAAAAATTTTCCGGAAGGGAAAACGACGGGGACATCCATGAGGTCGGGAAGCTCGATTTGAACGCCGTTATCCATGAGCATCCGAACCGAAGGCTTCACCTGTGCGCGGTGCGTGCCCTCGTCATACTTCACGACGGTGGCGGGTATAGAGGTATGCACCGAGGAAAAAGCCCCGGTCATATATGTGTCAAGTGCCGCTGCCATGCTCATATTATGCCTCTATAAGGTTCAAATCCATAGCGAATGAAGAGTCCGGGCCGTTGCCGACGGCAATTTCCATCCGATCCACGACGAAAAGCCCGTCCACGCCCATGCCCTTGTCGGCAATATGCACCAGTGAATTCGGGGTCACCTTCGGCATCACCATCGTGCGTGCGGAATAGGTCTTTTTCATGTTTGTAAAAATATCATCAAGCACTGCATAGGCGTCGTCGTAATCTTCAGGTTTTAATATTACTTCGGTCGTCTTTGGCCTGCTTTTTTTCTTTGGCTCGTATTTCTTACCCTTCTTTTTAGCTTTTTCTCTAGCCTCGGCCTCTTTCTCCGCTTCTTTCTTCGCTTTTTCCTTTTCTGCCTCTTGCTCGGCAAATTTAGATACAATCGAGGACAAATTCGAGCGGGCAGCTTCCACATAGTCCGTAGTGTCTTGAAGGTTCAAGAGGCCGCTTTCCGGGGAAATGTAGGCGATGGAATATGTAGAGTCGGAGGCATATTTGAAAACTACCATTTCGGCCAAATCAACATAAAGGCCCACGCCTTTCGTGCGCATATCCTGCGCGAGCCTTTTCATGGCTTGCGCCACCGGCCCGACAAAAGTCCAGCCAGAAGGGAGCTGCACTTCTTCTGCCATTTCTACCCCAATAGGCACCAGTCCCAATATATTTGCAATAGTTTTCACTACTTGCCCAGCATTTGATCCTGGCTTAAAAGTCAAGCAAACCGGAGTGCAAGTAAAGGGCCTTTTTAGCGAGCGGAGAGCGATAGAGCGGATCACGGTCAGGATTTCCGTTCCGCTGCGGTAGGTCTTGGAGTCGATGATATTGCCCTGGTAAATGAGCCCAGGTTCGGCCCCTTGCTCATATCCAGCAAAAAGCGCGATATTAGTCCCACGCTGGAGAAATTTTGCGATAGTATCGTCATTTGCACCGTGGATGGTCGCTTCCAGCTCGTTATCATCGAAAACGCGGGAGCGGACGCACCTTGCATCAATACGCAAAGCGGCAACATCTACTTGAACGCCATCGGCATTTCGCGCCTCAAGTCGAACGACTCTACCCCATATCATTCGAAGCCTCCCAGTCCGCGAGGTCATTTTCGTCTATCCAGAAAAGACCCCAGGACTCGCCCAGCGCGTCATAATGGCTCAACGGCTTTCCCTTGCCATCGGAAAGAGGGAGGGCGATAATGTCGCCGTCAATGGGGGATAGAGCCTTGTGAGAAAAAAGAAGCGGCCATTGTTCAACCACTCTCAATGCGCCGATTTCGCCTCTATCCGAAGAAATAGACATATACCACGCAGAGTCGCGTGTATTCCATGTAAGGCGCAAGGAAATCACCATCCGCTCGGGAATAAGGACGCGGAAGGTTTGGTCTGCACTTATCGAAGGGTTGAAAGGAATTTTAAGCATCAGCGAATAATCCCCAGATAAAGTTGGTTCATTGTTGCACCAGGAAGTTCAGCCACTTTTTGACCGCCGTCTTTCGTATTTGCCACGATGCGGTTTATATCCGTTTCCATATTTTCGGGGTCCATCTTCAAAGAAACTTTATCCTCTACAAGCTGGACCGTCTTTATTTGCTTGAAAGTTATCCTAATTGCAAGGGCATCGCCGCTATCGCCATCGAGAGTGGTGTCGATGTTTGTAATCGCAACATTTTCGTAGACTTCGAGAGCCGTAACAATAGTGACTGTCTGTTTCGCATCCATTACCGCCTTGAGCTCGTTCCACGCCTCGGCGGCGCGGTTCTTCAGCGGCTGCCATTGAGCGATGTTCAAGATGCCCTCGGCGTTCCGGTTTTCCTCGGCTATGTCCTCGGTATGCTTCAGCGAGTGGTTCGATACGAGACCGGTGAGGGAGCCTTCGCGGAGTTTCACATAGATGCCGTCCGAGATGGCCCTGCCGTCTTGCAGCGGGTTCTCGGTCACTTCTGCGGACTTGGAATGGGTTTCGTCAAGAATAAGGTCGAGCGAAACGCCGCCCACGGAGTAGCCTTCCTTTCGGTAGAACAGGCAGGTGTGCTGCGGTAGCTGCTGTCTCCCAGCTATTGCCTGGGCTATTGCACCGATAACGCTGAACATTATATCGCCCCCAAAGTAAGTTCACGAAGTTTCACGTTAAATGCGGCGTCGAAAGCCTGGCGGGACAAGGACGAAATATCAAACTTCTGCTGTGCTCGGGTATTGTCCTCGGTCGCCTTCGTCTGCTTCTTTGTAGCCGCGACACTTTCTTTCAGGCTCTTTTCGATTTCTTCGAACTGTTTTTTGAGTACCGAGGTGTCGGAATTCATCGAAGGCGTTTTCACGGCCCCGGATTTAACTTCAAATTCCATTCCCGTCAAATCTTTATAAACTTCCTGAATGGCATGGACGAACGAGGCATTTCTATTTACATCAAGTTGAGCGCCTGCTAGTTCTTGCGCAGCCTTTCTTCCTTCATCACCGCCCCTTGAAGCAATTTCTTGCAAATGTTTTACTCGGGCTTTTCGTCCTTCCTGTTGTTCGACTTGTTCACGGACAACTTGTTCGCGTGTCTTACCGCCCCTCGTACTTTGGTCTAAAAATTGCTTGGCATACTTCTTTTGTTCTTCGGTTGCTTTTTGTCGAGTTCTATTTTCCAGCCAGTTGTAGGCTTCTACGAATCCCTCGACAGCCATCAATGCGATGCCGATTGGACCGAGTGCCGTTTTCATCGCGAGGCCGATTGACTTCGCGCCTGTCACCGCAATATTACGGAATCCGGCAAAAGAAAGGGTCATGTTTTGAAACGCCGAACTTCCAACGGCTACGGCTTTCATCAAGGCGTTTACAAGGGTCACTTGCAAATCGCGAGTGGCAAATGCCACGACCAAGATGGAAAGACGGCGAACCCATGCAAGCAAGTCGTCAAAAGGAATGCTGGAAATCGCATTCCCGAACGCCTGAACCTTCGCGACTATTGGCGTCCAGTCGAACGCGATTAGCACGTCTACGCCCGACTTGAGCAACGGCAAGAAAGCCTCCGCCATGTTCTGCAAGGCGGTCACAAAATTATCCTTTAACGTGGAAATTCGCCCCTGCAAGGTCCGGCTTTGCGCTTCGAGGTTTCCATAGAACAGGCCGCCCGCACTTGTGGCGGACTTGAAAGCCAAGGTCACCATGTCGGCACTAATCGCGCCCTTTTCCATGGCCTTTTTCAAATCGGCAACCGACATTCCCGTTTGCTTTGAAATTTCAGTAAGCGGGTTGAAACCCTGGTTGATTAGCTGGAGCAAATCTTGACCCATCAGGCGACCCGTGCTTTGAATCTGCCCGAAAACGAGGGCGAGCCCGTTAAGCTTGTTTTGATCCGCTCCGGCAATGTCACCGAGCATCTTTAATGTCGGCACTACCTTTTCGGACTGCAAGCCGAACGACATCAATGTTTTGGCGGCGCGGGAAAGACCCAGCTTGTCGAACGGGGTCTTTGCGGCAAATTCCGAAATTTCCCTGATAACGCCGGAGGCACGCTCGGCACTGCCCGTCATGACCTTGAATTCGGCGTTCAGGCCTTCCATGGTCATGGCGGCTTCGATGCCGGTCTTTGCGAGCATGGTAAAGCCCGCGCCGAGAGCGAGACCGCCGACGAATGTCTTGAAACCGGTCAGGGCCTGCTTGGCCTTGTCGATGCCCTTCGGGTCTACCTGAAAGCCCAAGCGGGTGAAAAGTTCCTCGATGACCATCTACTTCCTCTTGCGTTTAGCTTCCTCTGCCGCCTTTTTCGTTTCCATAGCCTCGTAGGCATCCGCTGCACTCTCGTAGTCGCTTCTCATGTCGAGAACCGAGTTGAGGTGCACGATGTCCTCGATGTCTAATTTCTCGACCTCGGATAGTGGCATTTTAAGGTCTACCACGAGGCGGAGAATAGGCCACCGCTCTTTTATTTCTGTGGCGAGGCTCCCGACAACGCCAATTTTGGCCCAGATTTCGTCTCGGTGCTTGCGGCTTCTTCGGAGGTACTGGTTGCTTTCGTTTGCACTCCAAAGCGAGCCGCCAGCCTGAAAGGGGCGAGCTTGTTATACTTCCAGCTTTCGAGCACGATGGAATACATCGCCTCAAGCTCTCCCTGAAACACCTCATCCACGTCCGAAATCCCGTTGATTTCGATGGCGGGCTTTCCGGGTGCGACAATCGTGCAGCCTTGCAGGCTATCGACGATAATGCCAACGGCCTTGTCATCGGGAAGGCCGGAGAGAGTATCGATTACTCCGTCAATGATGGAGTTCAAGTCCACCTCGGCGTTCAGCTTCGAGAGGTCAAAGCTCTTCAAGAGCGGGAGAACAAGGGCTCCCACCCTCTTCGCGAGGGTGAATGCCTTTGTTGCGGGAAGCGGCCTGAAACGGACCGAGAAGTTGTCAATTTCTTTTGTAATCGGGAAGAGCATGGGTTAGTTACCTCCTACGAGGTTCGCGGCGATGCCGGTGTCGAACACCCAGGCGCGGGAATTCAGCTCGTCGCCGTCCTCCCATTCGGGGTCCTTCCTGATCCACGCCTGCGGGGCGAAGAACAGGGTCTGCCCGAGCATGTCCTTGATGGTGAGCGGCCATACGCCTGCGTTGGAGGCCTGGTCCGCTGCGAGGATTGCCGAAAGTTCGGCATTCGTGGGAGAAGTCTGCTGCAAGGTGACGGTCACCTCGAAATCGCCCTGGTTGCGGTTCACGCGTTCGATGTCGCCGCCTGCGCCCTTGCTCTTGGCGAATGCGTCGCCGGAGCGGTTCACGGATACGAACGTGCCATCGGCATAGCCCGAAATCGAGAGCGCGCCAAAGGTAATCACGACCAGCTTGGGGTCGTAAGTTCTTACGGGAAGATTAGCCATGATTTTTTCTCCTTATAGATTACACGGAAATCGTGCCGTTGATGGTGGTGCGGTGGATGGCGCCCTGGTAGAGCGCAGTGAACTTCACGTCCGGCAACTTGCGGGCGAGCTTGTCCGCCTGCGGGATGTCGGCATAGCGCGGGACCGTCACCACGATGGAGTCGGCCTGCAAGATGCCAGCGGCGGCGGCCTGGTTCAGCACGCCCTTCACAAGACCTTCGATGAGAGTGATGCCGCTGTCGTCATACGGAATTTTGCGGTTGTTCACGAGCGCGGAATAGACGGCCTCGCTGAGGCGGGCTTCAATCCAGTCGGTGCCGATGATGATGTCGATCCATTCACCGGAAGCGACCTTGCCTTCCTGCGTGATATTCACGCCGCCGACTTCGCTGTAATAGTTGCAGTTCTTGTTCTGTAGCGTCGTTTCCTTTCCGGAAACATTAGCCGGGGAAATGCCCTTGAGCGTCTTGTATGCCCAAGTGCTGGTGCCGGGCTCATATGGGAATCCCTCGCCCACCCATGCGGCGTCCGGGTAGTCAGGTTTTTCCGTGGCCCCGTCCATGGGCATGGGGTTCCAAATCGTGACGGCGCGGTCGTATGCCATGCCCTTGAGCGTGGATGCGATGTCCGTGGTTTTCGTGGCGTCAGGAACATCCGCGTCAGTGGTCCAGTAGAAGCCGAGCCTCTTGTTAGCCTCGACCCATGCCGCGATGTCCGCTACGTCGTCTTCGAAAGCCTGGTCGACCACAAGGCCGTACCAGCTGTTGTCTTCGGCCTGGATAGCTGCAAGCGAGGCGGCAACGTCGGCATCGCCACTATCCGCGCGGCCCACGACAACACGGGAGACGCTCGGGTTCTGCGCGAAGATGGCGTTGGCCATCTTGTAGACGGCGTCGGTGCTTGCCCACCCATCATCGGTCATGTCCTTAATGCTTCCGTAGGAGCGGGCGCGGGTGAACGCGGTTGTGGTTTTGCTCGTGGCGAAAGAGGAAAGGATCATCGGAACGTTGAAAGCTGCGACCGCCACGGAGGTCGTCTCTCGGGTAATGTTCACGGTGACTATGTCTTTAAGTGCCATTTTTAGGCCTCCTATGTTGCAACTGTAAATTCATTGAAAAGTTCTTCGCTCTGCACGATATTCTGCTGCGCATCCACGACAAGATTTTCCTCGTCGTCGATGGTTCCAAAAGTCTTGACCTGCGAGATTTCCACGCTCTCGATAGTGAGGGTGCTTCCCTCATAGGCGCGAGCCCATGACATTTCGAGAGTAAGCAAGGACTCCCTGCGCCACTGGGCCTGCTGCAAGGCGGGCATGGCGGTAGGGCCGTCAGTCCTCAAGACGGAAATCCCTGCGACCTCGAAGATAGCCTGGATGTCCGGGTCCTCAATGGACTCCACCAGCTTCATCAAGTTTTCGCCGTCGCCTTCTACTTCGCGGAGTTCAACGGAGCCGCGATAGGTAAAAAGCCTCGGGGACGGCAGGTCAGGTCGGCCCGCAACCATTCGCGATGCAGTAGTGCCTGCAAGATGCCAGTTTCCCGCATAGTTGATAGAAATAAAGCAGCCTTTCGGGGTAGGCATGTCCTGGTGGCTTTCTTCCACCTTAATCTTTTTTAGCAAAACGGAGCGCACCCAATAATAGAGGGCGTTCCAGAGTTCCTCGGCGCTGGTGGCGCTGGTAGTAGGGGCGGTCAATGTTTTAGCCATTTTCTTCGCCCCCTTCCTCGTCGTCGTCACCCTCATCTTCTTCGTCGCCTTCATTGAAGAGCGCGGCGATATATTTAAAATGGTTGATAAGGTCGTTCGCAAAGACGAGCTCGCGGATGACTTCCCATTTCTTTCCAGCCCAAATCACAAGGTCGCCCGGAGTATTCGAGCCCTCGGTGCTTACCGCAAGGGCGGTGTTGGAGTAGACCTTCACCATGCCGATGTCGCGGCGGCCTTCGGGAAGGAACTGCAAGTCCTTTCCGTTCACCGGCTGAACCGAGCCTACAAACGTGCCTTCGGCTTCGCTGGTAATCCAGCGGCCATTCACGAGCTCGGCTGTCCGATGGACCATGCCTATTGTGCGCGGAAACAGGGTGCTCATATCTTCGCCACCTTATACTTGATAGACTGACGGAGAAGGCCAGTGTCGATGAGAGGCTTGGAGCTTTTCTTGCGCTTTTTCGTACTTTCTGCGTTACCCTCAAACGAGCCAGTGAGAAAGATTTTTTTCATAGCGCCTTCATAGGATGCGCCGAGTTTATTTATCGCATCCATGGCGCTCATCTTCCCGGTAGAAATAGCGGAAAGGTATTTTTTCGAGAGTCCCGCGACTTTCTTCTCGTTCATGGTGCGGGTCTGCTGCATGAAAGGACGCGGCGGGATATTGTTCACCGTGCTGCCCTTTTCCATAATAAAGGCAATTTCCGCAAGGCCTATATTCGGGTTATCCTCGTGCCTTTTTGCATCGCTTGGAATTCCCACGAGCGCGACGAGCTTTCTGGCGGCTCTCAACTCCCGCTCGATTTTTGCCTTGCCCATGTCCTTGCTTTCGAACTTAACGTCCATTGCACCCCCTCGAACCGCAAACGCCAAAAAAGGGCTTGCAACCCTTGCGGAGCGAAATTAGCATAAGGCCCCAGCGTGTCTGCGAAAGTTCCGCATCGCCAAGATTACCAGCGGAAGCGGAAACTGCTCCGGCACCATAGGAAACGGACAGATCGCCTTCACGCTTGGAAGTAATGGAACCCGTGGAGCCGCCTTCGGAACTACCCGAACCGGCCCCGAGGGTTCCTGCACCCAAGCGGAAAGCGATGTGAGCTGCCATGAGCGCCACGGCGTGGTTGTATTTCACGCCGTAAAATCCACGGTCGGTGCGTTCCTTCGCCATTTCGACATATACATCCAAGGACGGGTCCTGCATCAAAGCCGGGGCCACCGCCTGGATATACTGCTCAACGGTCAATGGGGTCACGCTCATGGTCTTTCCGCTCCATCGTTATTACTTCTTGCTGTCCTCGCGGTCCTTCAGTTCCTTCGCGATGGCGTTCTTGCGGTTCATGCCCTTGGCACGTACGGACTCCTTCGCGGAGGCTTCGACGAACTTGTCGGCCTGGGCCTCGGACTGGATTTCGTTCACGACGGCATCGAGCTTGTCGTTCGGGATGTCGTCGGGCTTGCACGGCTCTTCGACTTCCTTGCCGTCCTTCTTCGTGGTCTTGTAGATGGGAACGACAATTCCCGCCTTGACCTTCGCGTCGAGCGTGGACTTGGCCCCTTCCCAGACCTTATCGTCGATGACGTTGATGCCGGGCACGAGCATCAGCTTCTGCTTGCCCTCGCCCATTTCGACGACCAACATGTTTGCGTTCTTGTAGTTTACCAGCATAATCTTATCTCCTGTTAGATAATTATTGTTTGCCCGAGGTTAAAAAAAATTGGGTGCAGGGCCGGGCATGACCCTACACCCAAATTAAGAAAGGTCGGCAGACTATTTAATACAAAATGGCTACACTCTGTACATCCCCGCCTGCCGGGGGTGTCTCTTCACAGGAGACTTGATTAGAGGCCATCGCAGAACACGACGGACATCGGGTAGTAGACAATCGTGCCGCCGGTAGACTGTATACACGGAATGTCATACACCATGCCGGTGAGCTGCGGCGGCATCTGTTCGAAGCGCTGCGGGATCTGGACTTCGACCTTCAGCGGGTCGCGGGCGTAGGCCACGACGCGGGAAGCGCCGCCTGCACCTGCGGTAGCGAGGTCGGCAACCCAGTCGATGCGGGTAATCTGCGGGAAGTTCTCGCGGATGAAGCCGAGCACCGTCTTGTCGCGGTTGCTGCCATACGGCGTGTTCTGGAGCTTGAGGTAGAGCGAGAGCGGCAGGATGACCGTATCCGGGTTTTCGATGCCGTTCGTGCTTTCCGGGGCTGTGGAAACAAGGCCAGCGAAGTCGGCCACGATTTCGTCTGCGGTCTTTCCGCTCCAAGCCTTGCCACCACCGGCGCCGTTGGCGGCCACGTATTCGGTGATGCCTTCGGCATTCCAGAAGCCGGGCAGGCCGGACTTGGCATCACCCTTCCAGGCGATGGAGTCCTGCTTCTCGTCGATGGCGCGGCGGGCAGCTTCGGCACGCTTCGCATCGAGGGCGACACCGGCCTTCTGGGCGCGACGGATTTCCTTCACGGAGTAGCCGTAGGAAACGCCGAGGTCCTTGACCGGGCTGGAGTGTTCAACGCCAGCGATGTCGGCACGCGGGAAGTCGTTTGCGTAGTCCGCGATGATCTTGGCCATGCCCACCTTGTCGTAGGAGCGCCAGATGAAGTGGGTTGCGCCGGGGTCCTGCTCGGTGGAAACCGGCAGGAGGGAGAGGGCCTTGAGGGCCTTGTGCTGCACGTCGTAGGTGCGGCTCTTGACAAGAGCAAGCTGGTTGTCGAAGAACACCTGCTC